ATGGCGAGTTCGAACGCAATCGATTGGCCAACCGTGCAGACACGGATCGGCGCCTCGCCCGACGGCAATCCCGGCCCGATCACTTACGGCCTGATCGTCGATATCGTCGGATCGAAATGCGATGCGGTGGCGAAGAGCCTTGCTCAACATGCCGCCCCGTACGGTATGACTACACCGGCGCGCCTGGCCGAATTCCTTGCGCAGATCGCCAACGAGACCGGCGGGTTCGTACGCTGGGACGAGAATTTGAACTACAGCGTGACCGGCATGGTCAAAACCTGGCCGACGCACTTCACCCAAGCCAAGGCGCTCGTCTGCTACGGCCATCCGGATCAGATCGCCGAATGCGCATATGGCGGGCGGATGGGCAATGGCCCCGAAGGCTGCGGCGACGGCTGGACTTATCGCGGCCGCGGCGCGCTGCAACTCACCGGCAAGGCGGCCTATGCCAAGTTCGGGCAAGTGCTGGGCCTTGATCTCGTTGCGCATCCCGAGCTGGCCGCCGACCCGTTCGATTCAACCCTGATCGCGCTGGAATTTTTCAAGGAGTTGAAGGTCAACGACGCCGTCGATCAGGGCGATTTCACCAAGGCGCGGCAGTTGACCAATGGCGGCACGATCGGGCTCGAGAATGTCGCGCTGCTGAGGCAGAAATTGCTCTCTGTGTTGGCATGAGCCCTCCCCTCCCGGGAGGGGAGCATCGTAGCGTATCAAACGAAAACGATGCTTCGCGCTGGTAGCGGAGGACCGCGACCAGCATAACCACCCGGCCCGTTCCTTTAAGGCTTGAACCGACGGGCCGCGCGGGCGGCCCACTCCCCCGATTTACGATCGCAGCTGGGGCTCTCCCGGGCCCGAGCGCCGCCGCGCGTGCGCGGGCCGCCGTGAGGCCCCTCCCCTTCTAAAAATCGTCACCGCACCTGGCGACGGCTGAGCCCCCCCGCTCCAGCCGGCGCTTTCGTGCATCCATCGTCCTTAGAACGGCCGAAAGGCCGCGGAGGCCGAAATGAGCTTCTTTATGCCCGCGATCAGCCCTGCTGATCGCGAACCTATTGCTGCACTCTGGTTCCGGGTGACCGGCCAATGACGGCAGCCGCAGCAGCGCGTCCGACGGGATCCCGCGTCCACCGCTACACAAAGACGCTGCGAGGCGAGGAAGGTGGCTTTTTCCGCCCGATCAGCCGGCGAAACGCGAGCAGGATCATGCAGGCGGCCGAGAAATTCGAAATGCTCGCGCGCATGCGGGAGCGCCGGGCCCGATCAAGGAAGAAGAATGGCGAGCTGGGCTACGTCGCGATCGCGGTGTTGCGCGCCCTGCTGTTCCGGTACCAGGACTTCCGGACGGGCCAGATCGATCCCGCGCTGGACACCATAGCCCATTACACAGGGCACAGCGTTGCGGCGGTGCACGCCGCGATCAAGCGCCTGCGAACACACGGCTTCCTGCAGTGGCTGCGGCGTTATATTCATACGGGGAGAGAGGGGGTCCGTGGGCCCCAGGTCGAGCAGACCTCGAATGCCTATCAGGTCACGCTGCCAAAGCGGCTAAACGTGCCGATGGCGCCACCGCCAGACGACGATGTGCAGCGGCGCCGCATGGAGGCCGCTGATACGGAGAGGATGCTCGCGAGCCTGCCGCTGCACGAGCTGCCGGGCCAATTGGTCACCGACGAAGGATTAGCCGGGATCTTGGCCCGGCTCGGCCGGGCAATCGCTTCAAATGAACGTGGTTCAAATTAAAGCGATGAATCACAGCCGGAAGTCTCAGGATATACGGAGAAGCTTCGCTTCGCGCAGTTAGTGGCATTTCCCCCGAACCGGTCGACCTCCGTAGCGGATCACCAAGCCACCACTGTTCGGCAGGGAGTGCCGGCTTGCGCCGGCACGTGCTCTCCGGAGAGAGCATGCGAAATCCTGAGCTATGGAACCGGGCGTCGCGCGATTTTCGACCGCGTGGGCGCCCAGAGCGGGCCGCCGGGCGCGATTTCACGGGGAGAGGGAAAACGGGGATGCGAGGCCCTGCGCGATTATAAAGGCTCATTTCTGTCCAATCGCTCGCCGGCGCTCGATCTGCTGATCGCGTCGTAAGCGGCCGCGACACAAGCATCGTGCTCTACACGTCGATTCGGGCGCTTGGTCCGCTGCCCGGCGGCCGAAGCAGCGAGCGAGCGGCTGTTTTAAGGCCAGGTTAACCACCCTAATTGAACTAAGCGTTAGGAGTTACGTTTATTGCGTATGTTTCGCTTATTTCACTTATTGCGTTTATGTCGCTTATTACCTATAAACCTCTCGGAGGGAGACACACCATGGCCGCGCTCGCGATCAAGCTCGACGACGTACACGAGCCGAGTTCTGAAGACATTGAAGCGGCGCGGACCGCTGCCCGCCAGCTGTCGACCTTCAACAAAGGCAAGCCGGTCAGCTTTACCATGGCCCCAAGCTCGGAAGGCGAAGGCGAAGCCAAGCCCGACCCGATCAGCTTACCTGCCAACATTTTTCGAGTGCTGATCAATATGCTGGTCGAGATGGGTAACGGCAATGCCGTTGCCGTCGTTCCCGTCACTGCTGAACTTACAACTCAACAGGCTGCCGATATTCTCAATGTGTCGCGACCGCATCTGGTCAAATTGCTTGAGGCCGAAAAGATACCGTTTCGCATGGTCGGAACACATAGGAAACTACGTGCACAAGACGTGCTTTGCTATCGAGATAAGACCAGCTTTGAGCAGCGTGCTGCCTTGAGTCAGATGGTGAATTTCGATGAAGAGTTTGGTTTGGATGATGAGCCTATAGCGGCGAAAGACGACTAATGCTTATCGGGCGCTACTCGGCATTCCTGGACGCAAACGTCCTCCACCCGGCTTTCCTGCGGGGGGCGTTGCTCTGGTTTGCTGAGGAGCTCCTTTTCCGACCGGCTTGGTCGGCCGCGGTCCTTGAGGAATGGCAGCGCAGCCTTTTGCGGAGGCTGCCGGATCTTACCGCCGAAAAGCTCGATCTCGTCCAAGCTCAAATGACCAAGGCGTTTCCGGATGCCGAGATATTTGGGTTCGAAAAAATTACCGAGGCTTTGGATCTGCCCGACGTTGACGACCGCCACGTGCTGGCAGCGGCGATTGTCGGAAAAAGTCACGGGATAATCACTGCCAATTTGAAGCACTTCCCGGCGGATAAGGTTTCGCCGTTCGGCATCGAGGTCGTTCACCCTGACGATTTTATCGTCAATATCGTTGACCTTCACCCAGCCAGAGCTCTGGCTGCCTGCAAGCGGCATCGCGCAGCCATGTCAAAGTCGATGCCTTCGCCTGATGAATATCTTCAACGGTTCGTCGCCTGCGGCTTGGTCCAAGCTCACGCTCGTCTCGCCGGCAATAAGGATCTTTTATAGAAAAATGGAGCGCGGCAAGCCGCGCCCCACAGGTTCTCTGTACAGCATTGCGGTCCCTGTACGGGAATGCGGACATCCAGAGGTTAGCACCGCGCGCTTAGCACGGCTTAGGATGTACGCAATATGTAGGACCGCTTTCTCGACGGAACGTCGATTTAAAGAAAGTGAAAAACATGTCTAAGCCTAAAGTACCGACTCAGGACGCTTTTCGAAGCTCCGACACCGGCCGCTTCGTGACGGAACGCTTCGCTGAGCGTCATCCGAAGACGACGGAACACGAGCGCATCAAGCATCCTAAGGACTAAAATTTGGCGGGGCAGCTGGAAAGCTGCCCCGTTTCAATGGTTCTGATCGCCGCTGCGTCAGTGCGGCAAGAGCTCAGCGGCCAGCAAAAGGCCCTGCGCGATTATATCGGCCCATTCCTGTCCGATCGCTCGCCGGCGCTCGATCTGCTGATCGCGGTCGTAGGCAGCGGCGACGTCGTTCGCGAGCTGGTGCGCGAGCATCAGCTCGATCGTATCGAGATCCTCCTGGCATTTCCGCGCGCGCGCCAGCGCCTTCATCGTGGTGCTGAACGTCGCCCGCCAGCCGTGCGGCACATGCCGTCCGGCAAAGCCGGCCTCGTTGTACATCGCGCCGATTGTGTTCTTGCCGATCGGCTTGCCGGCCGCCGCGGGAAACGCAAGCTCGCCGGCGCTAACGCCTGCGCCGGCGAGCGATCGCGCTGCGCGCAGGACGTCGACTGCCTGGCGCGATAGGGGCACAAGGTGGTCGAAATCAGCGAGGGCTTTTTTGCCCACGCTGAGCTTCATCCGCGCGGCCGGGATCCGCCATAATGGCGAGGACGGGGATGATACCCGATCTTCCCAATCGATTCCTTCAAATTCTTCCCAGATCGCCCCACGAACCACCGCAGCGCGCACCGAGGTGAGCGCGAGGAACCGCGACGCCAGCTTGACGATCGCCGGCGCACTGGACGCCTCGGCCGATACCAGGACCGCGCGCGCCTGATCCGGATCCGTCAGCGCCGGTTGCCGGCGCTTCGGCCGCGCCGCCTTCAGCGCCTTCTTCGTCGGTACCGCGGGATTTGTCTCGAGCAGTCCCTCGCCAATCGCGAAGTCGAAAACCGCGACGATGCGCGTCTGAACGCGCTTCGCGGTCTCGAGCGCTCCGCGCGCTTCGATCGCACGGATCGCGGCGAGCACGATCGGCGTCTTGATCATGCAAATTTGCAAGGCGCCGATCGTCGGGAAGACATCGCGCTCCAGGCTCTCGATGACGTCGGCAGCATGTACCGTCGACCACCCGCCCAGCTGCTCGGCATGCCACGCCCGCGCGAGCTGCTCGAATGTGCCATCGTCGGTATTGGCAGCGGCGGCCGCCTCGATCGTGCGCTGGCGGGCGCCGGCGGGATTGACGCCTTGGCGCAGCTGCCGGCGCGCGTCGTCGCGCAGCTCGCGCGCCTGGGCGAGAGAGATCTCAGGCACGCGGCCGAACACGAGCAGCTGCTCCTTCCCGCGATAGCGGAAAGACATGCGCATCGTCCTGGTACCGGTCGACGCGACGTGGAGGAAAAGCCCTCCACCGTCGGCGATCTTGTAGGCGCGATCGCGCGGCTGCGCCGCGCGGATCCCAGCCGCGGTCAGTTTCATAATGGAGTGCTTTCGCCGGTGACGGAGCTTTAAGCTGAAGCTACACCTCAGCCGATGGGGAGGAGCGGCATGCTCAGTTTAACTATCGGGAAGGCGGATCAAGGTATGGATTGGCTACAATGGTCATCGTCGATCATTGGCTCGATCGCTTGGCCGATCGCCCTCGTGGTGGCAGCCTATCTTTTAAGGAAACATCTGGCTGAATTGCTGGTCAACATTTCGGAGCTGACCTGGGGCGACAAGAAAGTGACCTTCAAAAAGGGGTTGGATAATTTGGAACGTCAGGTCGAAACTGCGCCATCCCGAAACCAAGAAGAGCAGCCCCCGCATGCAATCGAACACGGATCTCCCGCGGCTCCAGAGCATATCGCGATAGGCGACAAGGCTGAGGCAGAGATCGTTCCCGCTGGCGATCAGGCTGCTGAGCGTGCCACCCAACAGGATCAGGATCGCCTCTGGGTGCGGATGCTCGAGTTATCGCCCGCTGTGGCTGTTCTCGAAACCTGGTCAGATATCGAGAGAAGGATCGACCGTTTCCTCACGCACATCGGGGCGATGGTTGACAAAAATCAATCAGTCATTGCCCGCGCAAAGGCACTGTACGATGCGCGGCTCCTGAGCAACGAGGGGATGAAAACGCTGGTGGAACTGCACCGGCTGAGGAACGCTGCGGCACAGGGTGTACCGGTCTCGGCTATCGATGCCGCTCGCTTTAAGAGTCTGGCCGATAAAATGCTCGCGTTCATCACCAACGGACGCGACGCCATGATGTTGAAGCCAGACCATGAGTTGTGAGAGAGGGACGGAGAAGTCCTCCGTCCCGGGACCACTCGAAATCGGCAGTTTTGTGACAAAATCGAGCAACGCGCTGCGCGCCCGTACCCTACATCGTACCCGCACTTGAGGCAGCATAGATCTCCGACGCGTTCAGCGCCGGATGAGTGACGATCGCCCTACCGCCAGCGAGCTCGAGGAGCTGCTCGCTACCATGCTCGCCGGCGTCGTAGGCGGCGACGAGAACGACTGGAAGCGCGCGATCGGCGCGGTCGAGGTCCTCGACATCGTTTGGCATCCGAAGTGCAACTGGACGGTTAACCCGACCGGCTCGATCGAACAGGTCGCCGCGATCGGGGCGGCGGCCGCGGTTCTCGCGGACGCCCACCCCTATGCGCGGAAGATCTGATCAGCGCCGGTTGGTGATGATCAGCTCTCGCACCTTTTTCGCGCCGCCCGTCGACGCCGTGCTCAGCGACCAGCTGGTTTCGACTTCTTGGATCTCGAACCGATCGAACACCTCACGCGCGAGCGGCGCGTCGTTGATCGAGAGAACGAAACTGCCGGCGATGCCGGCGAGCTGGTCGGCCAAGCGCTCGAAATCAGCTGGTGTGAACCCGTCGCCATAATCGGCTTCGCAATTCACGTAGGGCGGGTCGAGATAGAAAAGCGTTTCGGCCGCGTCATATCGCTCGATTAACGGCGCGTAGGACAGTTGCTCGATCACGACGCCGGCGAGACGGTCGTGGATCTCCGCCAGCATCGGCTCCAACTTCGTGACGTCGAAGCGCCCCGGGTTGCGCACGCTGACGCCGAAATTGCGGCCGGTGACCTTACCGCCAAACGATAGCCGCTGCAGATACAGGAAGCGCGCTGCGCGTTCGAGATCGGTCAGCGCTCTGGCGTCCATGCGACGCAGGCGGTCGAATTCGGCGCGGCTGGTCAGCTGCCACTTCAGCATATCCATGAACGCCTCGTAGTGGCGCTGCAGGATCCGGAAGAGTGTCGCGACGTCGCCGGACAGATCGTTGATCACCTCGGCCGGCGGCTGGTAGTCGCGGCGGAGGAAGATGCCGCCCATGCCGACGAACGGCTCGACGTAGGTCCGGTGCGGGATATTTGCCAAAATGGCGCAGATTCTTTTGGCCAGATTGCGCTTTCCCCCGAGGTAAGGCGCAGGCGGGCTCACCGGCTTAACGCCGGTCAATATGGACTCCATGATGTTTTTTGCTCACGAGAACCCCGCCCGGTGCACGGGTAGCGGGGCGATGCGGCACGGCCGGCCGCTAGTGACGGGTCGTAAGCCCGTTGGTTTCCCGGTTGGCGCCGGGAACCCCCGCTCCGGTCGATCGACCTGCGGTGGTGTCCTATAATCTCTGATTTCCGGGCCCGCCGCAAGCGGACCGAGCTTGGGGCCGGCGCGCGCGGTCGCGCTGCTCGTCCACATTAAAATATGTGCCGATCGAGTCGACCGCTTGCCAATGTTCTATCGATGTTCTCATTGGCGACGGTGAATTCGCCCAAGCTACCTGCCGACGTGATCGAGGCGCTGCGCGTCGTCGCTGCCGCTCTCGACGTCCGCGATGGCGAACCCATATCGCAACCGCCGATTCGAGCGGCGCTGCGCGTCCTCCTGCCTTATTGCCGGGAGCGCTGGCCACTCGATCAATTCTGGGATGCTTTGAATTTCGGCGTGAAGCTCGGTCGATCTCAGTCTTTTATCGCATCGCTGAACGGCATTCACCGCCAGATGGGCCTTCCGCCCGGTTGGAAAGCGCCAGACCGTCCCGGTGGCCTCGACCTTTAGAAAAGTCCGAGGATCTTCTTCGGTTTCGCCATAGCGGCGGCCTTTGCCTGCCAATCAGCGCACGTCGCGAGGATCCCCTTCACCCCCGCCTTGTTGGCGTTGGCCTTGTCGAGCTGTCCCGTCTGGCGATCGCCGAAGCTGATCCACTCGCCGCTCGAGGCATCAGCGGGGAGCGCTGCTCCCGGGGTCGGCTGCAGCAGCCCCGACGCTTCCACCATTTGGCCGCAAGGCAGCGCACCCTGGGTCAGCGCTATATGCGGTGCGCATGCAGAGAGCGGCGCGACCAGCGCGATCGAGAGCTGGGTCAACCGATACTGAAGCACCAGGTGCAGTTTCAATCGCATGCGTGTTCTCCCGGGACAGCGCATCGATCGCGGCGATCGTGCGGGCATTGTCGGTGACGATGTGCAGGGTTTGCTGGGCGGCGCCGGCGGTCGCGGTGCTCGTCGCCGCTTCGACCTTGGCGGTCGCGGCTTTCACCTCGGCCACGTGGGCCCGGCCGAAGACGAGCCACCAGAGGAGGGCGATCGCGCCGATCGCGAGCCAGCCCGCGATCAAATACAGTATCGGTTTGACGAGGCGCGTTTCGGGGACGGCCGTCTCGACGACCTCCTCGGCTAGATTGACCAGGCTCATGGCCGAACCTCCGCCGGCACATCTTCATCCTGGCCGCCGTCCGTGTCGGCCGAGAGGCCATCGCGGCCGGCATGGATGCTCAGAGATCGCTTGCCGAGCACGTAGGAAAAGCCGGTAAGCGTGATGCCGATCAGCACGAGCGCACCGTAGAGCGCGTAGGCGATCGGCCACGGGCCATCGGACTTCTCGGCCGTCAACCGGGCCAGGTACCAGGCGAAGCCCGTCGTGGCGGCGCCGCCGGCGCCGAGAAAGAGCAATGCGATGAGCATGCGCCAATCGCGGGGCGGCCAGACAGGAGGGCTCATATCCGCAGCCCTGACAGAGCGGCCTGCCCCCGCCCGCTGGGGATCGTCAGGATCTGGCGCCGCTGGGGCCCGTTCGGCCGACGCGAGACGTGAACCCAGCCGGACAACGGATCGCCCAGATGGTACGCCTCGAGGATCAGCTGATCGAAATCGAGATCGCTCTGCGCGATATCCTGAGCCAGCTCGTAGCGCGAACGACCATCGTTGATGTCGGCGGCTTGCCCAAGGACGTGCTGGCTGGTGTCGGCCGAGCCGACGAGCCGGTTGACGGGCAGGCTGCGGAAGCCGCTGGTAAGAATAAGCGGCCGGCCGACCTTGCGTCGCAACGGCTCAAGAATATTGGCGCAGAGCGACCGTGCGTTTGCCAACGCGATCGACCCCATGACGTTCACGATACCGTGCGCAACGGCGGTTTCACTATGCTCGAACTCGGCACGCGAAAAATTGGGAGAGAGCATTTCCATCGGGGTCTCCTTCAGGAGTGAAATTCAGAGGTGCTCGATCACCAGGTGCAGCGGCGCCGGCGGCGCTTCGCGGCCGAGCTCGATGACGAATTCGCGCGCGATCTCCGCGGCGACCTCGTCGTAAACCTGCGCCACGCCGATCACGCCCGCGGCGAGCGCGTCGATCGGCGCCGATGGTTCATTCGCCACCGGAAACGACATCCAGGGCGGCCTTGAAGCGCTTCTCGAAATGCTCGCGCGCGATGCGGATCAGGCGCTGCGAGGTCACCGCGGTCATCGCGCCGGCGACGCTCGCATTGGTCCCATGCAGATGCAGGGCCTCCGAGATGGCAATCGCCATTACCGCGATCAGGCCGAGCTGGAGCAGATCGCCAAGGATGCTGCGCCAAGTCATCGGCGTGCCGTTCTTCAGCATCTCACCATATTTCGCGGCCGTGCCGAGAAGTACGCCCATTGCAGGCGCGGCGATGCGCGCGATCGCCGCCAAAAGCGGCTCGCCCCAACCGTTTGTCATTATGAATCCCCGCTGTTCGCGGCTCAGGCGAGGCCGAGCTGCTTTATTGACGACGCGAGCGACGTCAGCCGGTGCGAAACCAATCTCGAATTTAATCGACGACCTTCATGATCGCCATCTGGCTCAGAGTGATCGTTACATCGACGGGCGTCGTCGTCTTGCCAGCAATCGTATAATTGAGTGTGGCAGAAGTGATCGGCCCAGTGTCTCCGGTGCCGACAAGGCCAGCATTCCCGGAAATCTCGGTTTGATATGCCGCGTGGCTGCCATCGTAATAAGCGTTCTTGATGAACATCGGATAGGCGGAATTGTTGCCATAGCCTGCGCCGGTCCCGGCGAGGCCGGCGTTTATCGTGGCATTCGGGTGGGCCGACGTGGCGATGATACCGGTCAAGGCCGCGTTATAGATATCGCCGGCCGCGATCACGAGCTTGGTGCGCGCCATCGCCCGCAGATTGTCAGTGTTTGGGGCAATGCCAGCCGTAAGGATCGCGTTGGTTTTCGCCAAAAACTGGAGAGACCAGTCGGCAGTAGGGTTGCCGGTGATGTGGATTGCGACCTCATTGCCCGAGTTCCCACCGGCGCCGCATGTCACGGTGTACTGCATTCCGGTGAAATTGGTGGTGATGAAACGGAAGCCGTTGGGAACCGTGCCGCTGGTCGGCGCGGTGGGAGAATAGTCACCACCGGTGCAGGTGGTGAAGGTGCCGTTCTGGGTCAGCGCTGCACCGACCGTGGCCTGTGTTGCCGTCGTGACGATCGATGAGCCATAATCATAGGTGGCAGGGATGACGGCTCCGACACGAGCGGCGATCTGTTGACCTTCTGCAACGGCGAATGTCGAGGTTTGATGAAGGCCATCCGGCGCAAAGCCAGCCTTGATCTGATAATTGGTCGTGTCGCTGAGAACGGCAGTTACGGGATCGTTGAACGTATCAACACCGATGACATGCGTGTTCGCATAGGCGGCGTTGCCGCTATCGTAGCTATACCGCAGCAGGCTCCCGGCATAGCTGGCGAACTGGCTGGGATTGCTCGCGACACTGTTGATGGCGCCCAGCGTGGTGGTGCCGCGTCGCGTGTCGTTGATCAGGATGATCGTCTTGGGCAGTCCGCCATAGAGCGGGAGAGGCTGATCGGTCGCCTCGCCGTTCGGGCGATAATTCGGATAGGGGAAGCCGGGCGTGGTCAGCGCGGTGATCGCCGCGCCCATCGCGGTCAAATCCGTGCTCGCTCCCGAGCTGTTGGTCCCGAGCGGGCCGAGAAAGATAATGGCCGCTTCGTTCGCAGCGGTCTCGGCGATCGTGCTACCGCCAGTATAGCCAATCGTGACGCCCGACGTCGAAGATACGGTCTGCGCGGCGCCGTCGATCGTATAGACGCCGCTGCCGCCGCTGGTACCGCTGACGAAAGCCGTGATATTGGCGGTGGTGATCGCGCCTTGGGCAAGGATGCGCGTGGTGCCGGGCAGGATCGGGTAGCTGCCCGCGCCGACAGTGATCGTGGCCTGATTGCCAGTGATCGACACAGTCGAGGTGTTGACGCTGATCGCGCGCGGCCAGCCAAGGGCCTGTGCGGCGGTTTCGCCGCCAATGCCCATGTTGATCTGACTTCCGAACCTGATCCGGTTGCCCAGATAGGTCGGAACTTGCGTGTAGGACGTGCTCAGGCCGAGCGTCTGATTGCTGCCAGCATTCGTGCCCGAAACTACCGCACCGCCGCCCATGGCGGTACGGCTGTCCCCCTGCATGGGGATCATGTGCAGATTGTACGGCTGGATGAAGGCTGGGCCGGAAGGATGAAAGATCGCCGACCTGAGAGGTGGCGTGGTGACCGGCCCGGCGAGCGCCGCAGCCGCCAGTCCAGCCGATCCGGCAAGAAAGACCGAGCCCTTGAGCAGCGCGCGCATCCTAGTTCGCCTGAGTGACTTCGGCCGCGACCGTGAATGTCTCTGCCGAGGTTGGGGTATAAGCGGCGCGCGCCTCGATCAAAGCATAGAGGTTGGCGCTGCCCGAGGTCGAGAACCCGCAGACGTTCCGGCTCGGCGCGGCCGATCCCTTCGCGCCATCGGTAAATGCCAGATCCATGACGATGTCGACGTAGCAGATATGGAGCGCCGCCACGCCGCTGACCAGGAAGACGCCGTTGTCCCCGTTGGTGATCGTCGCCGGGATATTGCGGAAGATGTGAACCCGGAAGGTGGCGTTCGTCAGGGTTGCCGACGATTTGGTGAGGCGCAGGCCGGTGAGCCAGCCATTGGCGCCAGTCACCCGCGCGGCGCCAGTGATGGTGATCGGGACAACCGAACCAGCGGTGGTGCTGTTCGCGACCAGATCGCCAGAAGCGTAGACCGCGGTATCGGCAGGACGATTGAATGAGCCGCCGACGATCGGCGCCTGTTCCGCTGTGATGACAGGGCGGCCGTTGTCGACCCCCTGGGTCGAGATAACATCGGCCGAAGGCGTGCCAGCCGTGCCGGGCGCGGCCTGCTTGGCCGAGGTCGCGGCGCCATTCGGCAGCGGTAGCGCGCCGTTGATGTTGACATACTGGCGCCCGCTGGCGTCGGTCAGGAAGCGCCGAAGGTTGGTGCCATCCCAGCCGCCGGTGACCGCGATCGTCGTCGGGATCGTGGTCGATCCGTTCGTGCCGGTATAGCTGGGGTCTCCACCGCTTCCAGGGGTTCCGGCGCAGCCGCTATCGCAGATGAAATGCCCCGGGTTCGCTGAGGTGAGAAATTCGGTCGCCGTGTGGTCGACCAGCATGGCGCCGACACCCGGCACCTTGTTGCCCACGGCGTTATTGACCTGTGGCACGTTGGTTTGCGCAATCGACGGCGCGCAAGACAAGAGCGCGAGCGCCAAGGCGCCCGCGCGGAGCAGGTTTTTCATCGTGGATCCTTTGATGTGGGTTGCTAGGCCGCCAGGGCCTGGATCGCTTTCACCCAGTCAGGCTTGTCCTGGATTGCCGCGAAGGCCGACGCGGCGAGTACGTCATGGCCTCCGGAGGCCCCGGTACCCCGGGTGCGAACGCTGTTGAGGTGATAGTCCCCGGGCGGGCTATTGTAGGCCGACCAGCACCAGGAGCCGATCGCCTCTTGACCGGCGCCGTTGCCGATCAAGCCACGCATGTAGGCAAGGTTGTCGACATAAATGATGTCGAGACCAAGCGCCAAGGCGTCCTGCACGGCGAGCCTCTGGAGCGTGCGCCAGTTGCTCGCGGTACCCAGTTCGGCGTTGAGCGTATCTCCGCCCGGATAGTTTTGCATATGCTCACCCATCACGATGAGGCGCTTGCAGCCGGCCGCGGTGGCCGCGGCGATCATAGACGCGAAGTCGGCCTCGCCATCCATCGTGACGGCGGTCCCGCTGGCGGGAGCCGAGCCCAGGGCCGGCACCGTTACCGTGTCGGACGAGATCGCCGTGATCTTCCGCTTTTGGCCCCCGATGATGATACCGGAGCCGCTGGAATATTGAGCGCCGAAGCCCGCCTGCAGGGGCACGACCGTCGATGTCGCCCCCGCCGCTACGGTTGTCGTCCCATTGTTGTTGTTGGTCCCGGCCCGGATGAAGGCGAAATCCGGTTTGCCGTATTTCGAAAAAGCGTTGTTCCGCCCGACCATCTGGCCGGTGCTGGTCCCCGGTATCGCGAAGTTGCGAGCGATGACCGGGACGCCATAGGCAGCCTCAATCAATCCCTTCAGCACGAAGAGCCATTCGTCAGTCGAGGTCAGCCCGTAGAGCGGGGCAGCGTGCGAAAGGCTGTCGCCCTGCGCGACGATGTAGAGCGGCGCCATGTTATTGCTCTCCGATCGGCTTGATCATCATCGTGCCGGTGCCGCTATAGGCGACGCGATAGCCATCGGGGACGGGCGCCGGAAACATGAACGGACCGGAGACGCCCGCCGCGACTGTGAACCGGGCAATCTCGATCGTGTCCGAGCCCAGGTTAGAATAAACGAGAATGTCACCGGCAATGCTGGCGTGCACGTTCTTGTAATAGAAGCCGGTAAACTGCGAGAAATCGAGACCACTATTGATGCCGAATGAGGTTGGCGTGGTGGTCAGCAAGGTCCAGACGGCATCGATATTCATACCGCGCTTCGGCGCCGAATAGCCTGCCGACGCGTCGACCAACCAACCAAGCAGCGTGAGCGTGCGATCCACGAGAGGATCCGCGGGGATCTCGATCTCCACGTATTTCTCGCCGTCACCGAGATCGGTTCCCAACGTAATGTCTCGATAGACGCCCCTGAGCGCATGCGGCTGCTGCGTGTCCGTGATAAGCGCCTGGCTGTAGTCCGGCTTGACCGGATAGCAGTCGATGCGGGCGCTAAAAGGCGTCGGCATATTTGCCGCGCCAAGGCCGCGCGAAAGTCGAAGGCCGACCCTCGGCCCGCGAATGAACGCACCAACCTTCAGCCAATTCTGAAAAGTCGTTGAAGCCGGCACCGTGCAGACCAGGCCGCTTTGCGTGCCGTCGTCATTGTCCCGCAGCTTGGCGTTGTAGTTAAAGGTCGCCGCGCCAAAGGTGGTGACCATAGTGCTGGGCGCGCTGACCAGCGTGTTCGAAATGGGAACGGCCAAGACCCGGGCGGAAGCAAGGCGTAGGGCCGTCATCTCGCCAGTGAGCGTCGCCAGGGTCTCTGCAAGCTTGTTGCGGGCGGCACCATATGCGGGGGCATTGAAACCCATTGGATCAAGCCCTCATGATGGTGATGGCATCGCCGACGTTGAGGCCGACGATGAAAAGGTCGCCTTTGGGGCATTCTCGCCCGACATACGGGTTGGGAACCCCGCCGATCATGTCGAAGCCCGTTGTGTCCCCGGGGGCGAGAACGAACGTGCAGTCCGCTGGCGGGTTGAAGACCAATGCCTTGCGATTGGGATCGTCGGGCACGATCGGCGTGGTGCCGTCGATATGCTCCTCGGTGAGCGAGGGGATCGAGGCCTTGGTGTAGAGCAGCGGCGCCGCGATCGCGTCGATCCTTGCGCCGAGGGTGGCGAGAACATCTTCGATCATGTTGAGCACATCCCAGGCAGGCTGCTGGAGCAGCGCGATGAAGGCTTCGGGCGTGTTTTCGTCGATCAGGCCGGCATCGAACGCAACCTGTTGCGCCGACCGCCCGATCGGCCCGGGCGTGCCCAGGAAGAGGCTGGTCTGACGATCGCCGTTGATCACGGTGATACGGGTTCCACCGGCGCTCAAAGCGTCACCCGCGCGCTGAAGAAAACCCGCACCGTCTCGGTGGAGCTGGAGAAATCTCCGTTCCCGTCACGGTACCGAATATCCCAGGTCCACCAGCCGGTGACGAAGTCGGTAGTCTCGCAACGGAGGTCGAAGCGGCCCCGATTTGCCGTCTGATCGAGGATAGCGACCGCGAGCTGCACGCGGCGATCGTTGTCCGGGCTCAGCAGCGTGCTGGTCGGGGTGATCAAGGCATCGGTCAAGTCGACAGGAGCGCCCGAGCCATCTTCATATGTGCATTCCGCATAGAAGGTGTCCCCCACCTTCGTTGAATAGATGGGGCTGGCCATCAAAGACCTCCTCTTGAAGGGAGCGATTTCAGGCCGGGTAACCGGCGGTGATATCGATGGCGGCGACGGCGTCGGTCGTGGTCGCGGCGTTGATCAGAGCGCGCAGAGCAACAGATGCGCTCTTGCAGGCGGCGAGATAGCTGCTGACTTCATAGCCAAGATCGACCAGCTGCTCGGCGGTCATGTCCTGTGCGCTGTTGTCGGCCATGATGAAAGTGATCGGGAACGGCTGCCCTGCCGCGATCTTGATTGCCGCCATGGTCGCGTATTTGTCGATCCAAGTCTGACTGGCTTCGTCGGTCTGAACGCGGCCGAGCGTTGTGTTGCAGCCTGCCACCATCCGTCGCCGGCAGATTTCCTTCGCTTCGCTCCAGCGCACCGTCTTCGCTGCTGCCAGCAATACCGCAGGGTCATAGGTGCGGGCCCGAAAGCCGATGACCGCCCCGGCGAGGTACGTCTCGATGTCCTCGACATCCCCGCTGCCGGTGTAGGCGATCGCAGCCGTTCCGTCGGTGAACGGTCCGGCCATTATCGCATCCGCCGATGGCGCGCGCCGGCGCTGGAGCGTCTCGCCGGTCGCCGTGTCGTAGACACAACCCTGCGCGATCATTTCGAGAAAATCCGGTTCACCGAGATTTTCCCGCCGGTGACGATGTAGGTGTAGCTCCCGCCGGAAGCGCCAGCCATCAAGGAATAGACGATCGATCCGCTGCCATGGCCGATGTCGTTAATCGTCAGATCCCAAGTCGTCGTGCTGTTGCCGGCACCGCCGTTATTGTAATTGTTCAGCTCGCGAACGTAGACCGGTGAGCCGCCGTTCACCGTTCGCATAATATAGAGATAATTTGCCGGGCCGCCGGTGGTGAAGGAGACGGTGACCGAGACCGAGACGAACACGGTGTCGTTCGAACCAACCGCGATGGCCGCCGCGCTACAAAGCGTGACATTGCTCGCGTTGATCGTGGCCGAACCTGATTGCGTACCGGACGAGCCGGTGTTGAGCGCCCCGCTGACGATCGCGGCCAGATCGACACCCTGATCGGTCTCGAAGACATGCGCGGTCACGCTACCGGTGACCAGCAGGTTCCCGGACATCAGCACGTTGTCGGCGTCGATCAGGAATTGAGTCCGCCCGTCGACATTCGCCAGCTGCAGGCGCGCCGTGCCATCGGGCAGGACCTCGGCGACCTCCCAATAAGTGACGACCTGGCCCTGGATGGTAGCGATGACGCCGGCCTGTTCGGACACGGTTCCCGACACCCCGTCGATCGAGGCGCTGAGCGATGTATTCGTGCTCGCCTGCGCGCTTTGGTTGCTGGCTACGGTCTCGGAGAGCGTGTGAACCTGGGCAAGCGCGCCGTCATTGCTCGAGGCGGCAAGATCCGCGCTTGCCTGGGCGGCGGCGGCCGAAGCGGTCGCGGACGCCGCTTGCGAAGTCGCGGTCGATGCCGAACTCGACGCGCTGCCTTCGGAAACCGAGGCGGAGTTCGCGCTGGTCGAGGCGGATGTGGCCGCGGTACCGGCATCGGTCGCCGAGGCGCTCGCAGCCGAAGCTGATGATCCTGCTGCGGTCGCATGATCGCCGGCGGCGTCGCGCGCGTCAGCGGCGAGGCCGGCATAGGTCGCGGCCGAGGACGCACTGCCGGCTGCGCCGGTTGCACTCGTCGATGCTTCGGATGCCTTCGTGCTGGCGGTGCCGGCCGAGGTGCTTGCATCGCCGGCGGACGTCGCCGCGGACGTAGCGCTGCCGTTTGCCGCGCTGGCGCTGGCGCCCGCAGCTGTTTCTGATGCGGACGCGCTCGAGGCCGAGCCAGCAGCGGCCGCTGCTGAGTTGCCGGCATTCCCGGCCGATGCGCCGGCATTGACCTCCGACGTACGCGCGGCGCTTGCCGAAGATCCTGCCGCTGTTTCCGAGGCAGCGGCCCCGGCCGCGCTCGTTGCAGCGGCAGAGGCGGCATTCGTCGCATCGCTCGCTTTGGTGTCGGCCGTGACGGCATCGGCGGCGGCCGCAGACGCGGAACTACCGGCGGCCGTGGCCGCAGTGTTTGCAGTGTTCGCTGAGCCAACAGCGGCCGACGCGCTCCCCGCGGCGCCGGCAGCAGCAGATGACGCGTCGTTCGCGGCCGTCACGGCTAAGGCGCGTGCAGCATCGGCAGCGGTATATGCGCCGCCTGCGTCGCTCGCGGCCTGGTCGGCGATCGCCTGCGCGTTCGAGGCGGCCGTCGAGGCAGCCTGCGCCGCAAGCTTCGCGGCTGCCGCGGCATCAGCGTCGCTCGAAGCGAGGTTCGCGAACTCTTGTGCGGCGTCAACCGCTGGGGCCGCAGCCGCTGCGCCTGCGGGACCACCGGCCGCGGCGCCGGCGGCCGATGCACTTTCCAGCACATCGCCGAGCGGTACGAGTATCGGGTCGCCCCCAGCGCTGAAGCTGGCGAACGAGGAATCGGCGGGCGCGCCCATTACTTGCCTGTCGCCTCCCAGCGGAGCTTCTTCGAACCGGAGAAGGATTGGGCGGCATCTGTGGAATCGATCCACCCGGTCGCCCCGGTGGTCGTCGGCTCATCGAACATGGCGACAAGCGGGTGGAAGGTCGTCGGGCCCGAGCTGAAGGGATCGCAACTACCGGTGATCGATCCGCAACCAGACGCGAAAGGCGTCGGAAAATCGAAGCTGAAGCTGCGGGTGTTCGTGCCTCCGGACAGCACTTCCGAGCCCCATTGTCTGATGAAACCACCAGGCAGAGTCGTCCAGCCGCGATCCCAGGTTCCCCCGTAGGGCATTGCTGCAGCTAGCCCTGCCGGCGTGACGGCGACCGTGTCGTCGGTACCAGCGAGGATCTGAGCGCCGGTCGCCTTATTGAGCGTGAGCGTGCGATTGGCGGACCCGTTGCCGCCGCCGGTGATCAGCCCGCCCCCGGAGATCGTCCAGCTGGTGAGCATCCGCAGGCCGAGGGCGGTAGTAACGGACGCGGCATAATTCGCGTCGTCTCCAACCGCGTCGGCGAGTTCTTTGAGCGTGTTAAGCGCAGCGGGCGCTCCCCCGATCAAGGCGTTGATCAGGTAGTTCACCAGCGCCATCGCCGAATGTGGCGTCATCGCCTTCGTGGTGAGCGTCCCGGCGATGCCCTCGGCATCGCTCGCGAACGGGATCGTCGCGCCGATGATCTCGACGATCGCCGCGAGCAGCTGGCCGTGGTCGGTCTTCGACAGCGTTATGCCGGCGTTGAGGATGACTGCGACCAGCTCCTCCTGGATCATGTTCGCCCAATCGGCCGTGACGATCGTCGGCGCCTGCGGCACCGCGGGATCGCCCCGGCCGAAGAATCCCGGCGTGCCGAAAACGGCCGTTGGCGCCGGCAGTGTGGCCACCGCCGTCGCTCCATCGATGCGCTGCATGGTGACCTCAGATCAGAATGATGGTGGTTTCGGCGGGTTTGATCGCGTCGAGCTCGGCCTTGAGCACTGCGACATCGAGGCCGCCGGGATTGCTGGTGACATGGACCGACCAGACGTCGGTCCAGCTCGAATCATAGACCGGGGTCTCGACGGTTGAGACGTCGACACGGAACGTGGCGTAATTGCCAATGGCGATGACGAAGCCGAGCTGCGCCGCGAAGTCGATGAAACGCTGCCGCGATTGGCCCACGGCTCCGACCAGGCGCGCGACGACTTGGCTGCGGCGCTGGTCGTCAGTCCCACCGGGCCCAACGATCGGATCCGGCAATCCGAGCGATGCTTCCCATTCAGGCAGCAGCTGCTCGGTGGTGGCCGGGAAGGCGTCGACAAGCAGATCGGATGCGGCTTCGTCGGACCGGTACAGCGACAGAGCGAGCGCTCCGAGCACCCTGCCCTGCACCGACGACGGATCGTCGGACCAAGCCGGCCCTCGGGGCATGAGCCTTAGCGCAGCCCCTGTGTAATCATCGGCCGAGAACCGGGCCGTCATACGTACCCGATCGAGCCGAGCACTGGCAGCCGGCCGATGTCCGACACGATGTTGCCCGCTGACCCCGGCGTAACCGATCCGTTGCTAGCCGTAATGGCGGTGATGACGAACCCGGCCGAGCCATTGACCGCGGCGATCGCGCCCTCGATCACCGAAACGTTGGTGACCCCGCCAGGCGTCGCATTCAGCAGCAGCGCGCTGGTGACGGCCGCGGCGATCGCGTTGCGCAACGAGCTCGGCGCCGACGACAGGCCGGCGATCGTCAGCGCGATCGTGTTCGGCCGCGGCGCTACCGCATAGACGATCGGCGTGACCGGCTGTTTGAGGAAGATGGCATTCGCAAGCAGAAGTTGATCGCCGATCGCGGCGGTATCGCGCAGCTCGCCGGCTGCAACACCGTTGGTCCCCTGCGGAAAGCCGCCATGAGCAGCTTCCGCATCATCCATCATGAAATAGAGGACGATCGTACCGGGGCCCATGCCGGCCGGCACCACCCAGCAACGGGTGACACCCGGGACAGCGCGCGACCATTCATCATAGTCCGATCCCGAACCGCCCTGCGGCGGCTGGGCGAAAACGGCAAGCATGCGGCTTCTCAGGCTATCGTCATTCTCAATTTCTGCGCCACCAGTAAGCGGGCCCGACGCGACGGCCGAGGCACTGACACCTGAGATCGACTTGACCAGGCTCAGACCGGTCGCGTCGGGCGCGTTGCCCGCGACGCCGGCGGCCGAGGCCGCGATCGCGACGGTCGCGCCGCTCCCGCCCAGCGTCGCTTCGGCCGTGGTGGCATAAGCGAAGCCGTCGTTGCGCAAGAGCGCGGTACCGGCCGGAATCACGGTGCCAGAGGTACCGGCAAGCTGGGCGCTGCCCGTTGCCGATGTGGCAGGCTTGCGCGTCACGCCTTTCAGCCCTGCCCAGCCCTCGAGATAAACATCGGTCGCGGTGAAGGGCGTGGCCTGTTTGGCGATGTAATCGATATAGCCATAATGGCCGTTGGCGAGCGCGGCCTGGATGGCCGCTGTGATCTTGAGATTGCTGAAGCGGAGCAGCACCTCGGCGCCGTCGAGCGCAGAATCGATGTCGGCCGCCGTCTGCTCGCGCAGCGCGGTGAGGGTCGGCCGGTCAAATGGCATCAGAGATCCTTCCAGGCCCAGTCGAATGCGGTGGCGACGGAGGATCCATCCTGGCGGCGCACAGTGACCTGGCAGCCGAGAAAGCCCGGCCTGGTCCATTCGGTCACGATATCGACCGCGGCCGCGACGCCGTCCTCGATCAACCACGCCAGCGCGGCCGTTATGTCTGCCTTCACCAGCAGCAAGGTCTGCGGCGTTTGCTTCGCGCGCAGGCGAAGCCAGAGCTTCGAGCCGATCGAGCTGTCGCCCCACCATCCCCGCGGATCTCCGGATCCGTCGAGTATCTGGTCGTCGGGATCGGCGACCGCATCGGTGAAGATGCTGATCAGCACGGCGGTCTGCAGATCCAGATCGGCCAGCAGACCCGCCCCTGGCTGTGCGCCGGCAGCTTTTACCGCCACGGCGAAACCGTCGGGCCCGATCACCGGGTTGCCATTCGCATCGGCCACGAAGGCAAATGCAGGCGCAGGGAGGCTCCAGTCACCGCGGCTCGTACCGGGATCCCAAATGGTCGCAATGTCGCCCATGGCCGCCCCTCAGGCTTGCAGATTGGGCGGCCCGACGCCCCAGGTGCTGGCGCCGCCGACTGGCGGGTGATCATGCTCGTTATATTTGTCGTGCAGATCGTTGAGGCTGACGGGAACGCCGCCAGCGCGGCTGATGATGTCGCCGGTCGTCTCGATGTCGCAGTCCGCGTGAATCTTCGTGGCGTTGGTGATCGTCACCTCGCCGCCAGCGGCATCGATCTCAATCCCTTGATCGGTCAGAGTGATCTTGGCGCCGCGCACGTCATAAAGCGCTGCATCGCCGGGCTTCAGGTTCTTCAGCCGCGATGGTCGATGCGACGTCGCGATCACGATCGACTGCGTTCGCAGGCCATTTCGGCGAAGTACGAGGACCTCGGCGCCGTCGGGTGGAACGCTCGCGAAGCCGAATTCGGCCACCCGGCGCACCTTTTCGAGGATCCTGTCGGACCCACCGCCGCCGGTCGCGCCTTCGGTGATCTGCAGCAGCTGCAGGTCGCCGCTATCGTCCGCCAAGGTCGATCGGCCGATGCCCACCATATTGAGCAGCCGCTCGATCATGATGTCGAAGCCGGTTTGAGCTCGGCCGTGTTGGTCGGCAGCAGCGAAATCGGCTCGAGGAGGAATGCCGTCTTCGGCAGCATGACAAGATCGGCATGCGTGCCGTCGGCATCGCGCCGGAAAGTTACCTCCGAAATGCAGAGCTGCTTATCAGGGATGCGGCCCGGCAAGTCGACCGGGATCAGCGTGTTTGGAGCCCAGAGCGCGCCGTCCCCGTCGCGCCAATTGTCGACCGTTGCAGTTACCATCGTCGACCGGCCGGCGCGGCGGGCGATCTCCCACTGCGCCTTACGGATCGTGAAATCCTGCGCATTTTCGCTGGCAACATCGCCCAGCACGATATCCAGCTGGCGATGGCGCTTCACGTTCGGGTCCATCTCCCGATGGAAGAAGTCGTCGCCCTGCAGGTCGTCGAAAGAGGCCACCGCGAACGAAGAGCAGACCACGTCGCTGTAGCGCTGGTCAATCGCATTCGAATACGACCAGTCTTCGACGTTCTGGCCGTACACCACGCCGCCCTTGGCGGTTTTGCTGCCGATCGCCGCTAGCAGCAGGCGGCCATCTGGCCCTTCGTAAGCCAGCAGCCCCGCATTTTGGGCAACCCGCTGGACGATTGCCGCGCCTGCCTCGCCGTAATTTAGTGCCCAACCAACCACTTGTGGTCCAGCCGCCGCACCATTCGCGAGGGCAACGGTGATCCCGTATGGCTGCGCGAGCTTTTGCGCGATCGACAGCGCGTCGCCGCTGATCAGTCCCGTCGGCCACTCGGCCGAGCAGTCGACGAGGTCACAGCACAGCCCGCGCCCGGATAGACTCAGCGCGTGCGACGCCGCGTCCCCCCCGCCGCCATCTCGGTCGACCCAACCGGTGATGACCAGATCGTTACCAAGGTAGATCTGGCACCGATCGCCGGCCGCAACCGGCGGCAAATCGCCTGTCGCCGGGGTGCTCAACGCGATCGAGAAATTGTTCGGAAAGCCTTCGCAGCGGAGCGTGACAGAGATCGAGGTCCAGCCCGAGATCTTCTTGCCATTGGCAACCAGCACCAGATCATCGCTCATGCCGCGAGAGCCCGGATCCGGGTCGGCATGAACAATGGCGAGACACAATCGGCTTCACCGACCAGTTCATCGGCGCGCGCCGCATCACGATAGAGCCGCTGCGCCAGCGCCAACGCCGGCAGCGGGCCCGGTAACACGAATTCTCGAATATGAGTCAGCGATGCGCCGCGCCCCTTAAGATCGGCCACCACCGTGACGCGCAGCGCACGCAACGCCGCAAATAGGTCGTCTTCACCAGCATCGCCTGCGCGCAGGATCGCATCATCGATGACGCCGGTGACATAGACGAGCTTGGCGAACGCATCATCGTAGCTGGCGGGCTCATACCCGGCGATCGCGCGTACGATCTCGAGCACGACGAGCAACTGGTAGAGCCCTGCGACCGCTTCACCGATATCGGTACTGGCCGCCAGACCGGTGGGCGTGAAGTTCAGCAGCTGATCGAGTAGCCGCAGCGCGTCCGCCGGATCGGCGCAAGCGGAGGCCAAACGCGACACCAACGCCGCGGCCGCATCGGCATAATCTTGTTCGGTCGTGGTCACGGTCAATTCGTTGACGACTTGGTCAACGGCGCCGGCGGCTTGCGCGATCGCGGCTCGCTGGCCCGCCGCAAGCTCCACCAGCTGGGGAAGCGTGTCGGCCGACGTCGTGTCGATCGTGGTCAGATAGCCTTGAGTGGCACCGCGACTATAGCGGCCGAAATTACCGGCTAGGTTCGCGGCGAGGCGCGTCAGCGCAGTCGCATCGGCGCCCAGAGCAGAGACCTTGCCGGTCCATGCCGTCGACGAAGTCTGCAGCGCGCCGCTCCCGTCATCGGTCTTCGTCAGAAGCGCGACTGCGCGCACCGCGTCGGCCGCGACCGCGAGGGCGGTTATGACGTCGGTCGAGATCCCGAGTGAGCTGATAAGAAGGCTGGGTAGCCCCTGCTTGCCAGCTTCGACGAAGCTGAAATCTACGGTGCTGTAGGTCCCGGCATCGAGCGCCTCGCTGATAGCACAGGATTCGCAGACGACGGTGAGGAGACCAAGGGTCGGATGCGTGAGCACGCCACTGCCTTTGGCCTCCGCGACGGCGGCAAGAGCAAGGCGCTGCACCTGAATGGGGCCGCCGAGATAGACGAGATCGTTCGTGACTATGAAACCGCGGAACCGATATCGGCGGGCGCCCCGCCCCATATCCTCGGCCCAGGGATCATCGCGGCCCGGATATTGATGCAAGGCGATGCGCCGGCCGAGCTCGGTCGAGATATTCTCGACCGCGAATGGTACGCCGCGAAAAGATGCCGGGAGAAGCCCGCTGCTGAAAAGCGCCATTTTGGCTCCTTCGGCGGTCGACTCCCCATAGCCGCTCGTCTTACGGCAGACTTGGGAGGTAGGCCTTCATGTTATGGTCGAGTTTGGCGGTTGGCTTGCAGCTAGTGATCAGCGTTCAATCTGCACTTCCACCTGAACCGCCCGCGCTGGCGGCGATCGATAGATCCTTCGTGTGCCCTGAAAAGCTACCGGATAACGCGATGAGACTGACCGCGGATCAGCTATTCATCGACGCCATGAAACGAGCGGCGCCAGATGCCTCGCCGGAACAAGTCGGCTTTTTTAGGGAACACCTTCTCCGGAATCACAATTGCGCGGGCTGGGTCTCCAAAAACTAGGTCAGACTACCGACCGATTGGCGCATGCGAGATCGCGACGGCGTCTCCAGAGGTCGCCGTCACCTTAGCGCCTTTGGGCAAACCTTCTATTCTCAGTGCGATCTCGACTTTGCGTTCCATCAGGCCATGGACTTCCGCGAGCGACCGGTCGCGACCACTCTTATCGTAGAAAATTGACCTATTAGCCGCGGCTTCATCCGGAAATGCGGCAGCGGCCGAGCCATTGGGATTTTGGCGTTCGCGTCGAAAAAAGCGCGATGCACCGGCTGCGCCGAGAAAGTTGCCCATGTAGAGATCGCCCGCATCTGGCGCATGACCGAGTGCTGCCGCCAGAACTGGTTTATTGTCATTCGCGAGAGCTGCGGCCATGATCGTGCTGATTTTGCGATCGGTACGAAGGGCGAGTATGTTCGCCTTTTCACTTGGTGTGGCACCGCGGGCTAGAGCGTCTGACGCCCAACCGATCCCCGCTTCGGCGCCATGCTTCCGAACCATCCCCAGCCATGTAGATTTCGTAAACTGGTAAAGGCCGACGGCGCTGGAAGTCGACGCTCGAGCGTTCGGATTGTTGTTACTCTCAACTTTCGCCACAGCGGCCAAATAGCGCGACATGCTGTCAGACGACACGGTCGCCGCCCGCTCGATCGCCGCGCCGCCCCGCTCAATCTTTGCGGCGGCCGGAGCGAAGGTGCTTTTCACGACACCGGAAAAAGATTCACCGCCTTTTACGATCCCCTTGGCGGCCGAGATCGCCATGTCATAGCCAGGCTCAGCTGCATCAGCAGCTGCACTGCCCAGCTCGCCGACGCCCCGGTCCTTGATCTGCCCGACGATCGCGCTCTTCCGGTAAAGCAGCTTCGCCCGGGATATGTCGCCAGGAGAAGCAATATAGGCGGTTTGCTCCGCGTCGCTCATGTCGGCCGACAGCGCCGCCCCACCCTGCGCGAACGCGGGGAGTGCGGCCTCGCCGATACCGAGCATCCGCGCCGCAGTGCGCCGGCCCGAAGAGTTCTGACGCGCGATCGCGTCAGCGATCTTCGGCAACATCGCCCCGACATTGGCCGTGCCGTCGGGATTGCGATCGAGCTTGATGCCAAGCTTGGTGAGCACGCCCAAGGCATCTCGATTTCGGCCATACGCCGCATCGTTAAGGGTCTGCGATAGGCCGCCCAGCGCCCCGGTCGCCGTGCCCTTGTCGACGCCGACACGTTCCGACGCCGCCGTGAATTTCTGCAAGGCGTCGGTCGCGACACCAATTGTTTCGGCGGTCCTTCCGATCTGCGATGCGCCTTTCGACCAGCCATCGACCAGCTTGAAAGCGGCATATCCGGCAGCAGCCAATATACCGATTGTCGCACCGGCGGCGACACCGACCACGCCGATCGCGCCGCTCAAAGCGCTGCCCTCGGTAGCGGCCGCGCCGAAACCTTCGCCAGCAGCAGAGGCGGCATCCCCAATCGCACCGAGGCGCGATGCGAAGCCCGACGTGATTGATCGGCCGCCAAATATCCTGGCGCCGGCCTGTTCGACCTGGCCGAGCGTCCGGATCATTCCGCGCGAGCTTCGCGCAACGGAATCCTGTGCTGCCTTGGCTTGGTATTTATTGACCGCGCCGGCGCGCTTGGGGATCTGCCCGACGCGCTTCTCGGCTGAGGCGACGCCTTTGGCCGTTTTGTCGTCAGCGGTGATCGCGACCGCGAACCGGCCTTGAGGTTGGCTCATTCGCTGGGGCCTTCCTCAATCATGCCTGCAGCGCGGAGCCAATCGCGCAGCACCGACCAAGGTCGGGTCGCCACTTCATCGGGAAATTTGCCGTACCGATGGCCCAGAGCGTCGAGCGCTTCGCGCCAGTCGACCGGCCTCAGTCCAAAAAAGCGCCGATCCTGCGGGCCGCTTTATTGAACAGCCGAGCCGGTAGCTTCTCGATCACCGATTTTGGAATGCCGGAAACGGTGGAGATCGCCACGACGTCCGCCTCGACCCCAACGAGCTTGTCCCACATCATCATCTGGCCGGCTGTCGGTTCGGTGATGGTGATGTGGGTGACGGGGCCGGTCGGCCCCTCGAGCGGGCGCTTCAGCGTAATGACGAGATCTTCATCCAGATCGAGGGCGGCTTCAGTTTTCAGTGACATCAAGGCCCTCCCACTGAATGTCGAAGGTGCCTTCGTCGGTGTTTACCGAGGGCGGGTCGCCAACGCGCCACATATTGCGGCCGATGATGGTCTTGCCGTTGGCGAGCTCGGCCACGACGCTGATATCGGTGGCGGCACCCAAGGTCTGCACTGAGATCGAGCCGTTATCGCGCAATGTCGCCTTGATCATGCCGGCCTCGGGCGTCTCCTTGAAGCCGTGGATCCCATCCACGCCCTTCAAGGTCTCGCGAGTAGCGTTCGTCGGCCGATATTCGAACTGGCCGACGAGCATGACGCTCTTACCGTCGAGCGTCAGGTAGGCCGTACCGGCCAGCAGATTGGTGGTCGTCGCCATGGGCTACTTCCTTACGAAAGGCGGAACTGGACCAGCGTCGCGAACACGCGCAGCTGACCGATCAGCGTGATGGGGAGGAGCACGTCGACGCGGCTCGGGTTCTGGGTATTGGCGGTCACCGTCACTGCGGCCGCGAAGGCGTCGCTGTTCTGCACCAGGCCGAGATCCTCGAGCTCGCGATAAGTGGCGATCATCTCGGCCTTGATGGTCGAAGGCGTGACGACGCCGGCGCTGGCGGGGTATCGCTTGCCATCCGAGCCGAGCTTTACGCGCGCGAACTTCGTGCTCACGACCCCGCTGAAGAAGCGGAGAACCGCCATCAGCGTGAACATCGTCTCGACTTCGAGATAAGAATTGTCCGGCTGGCCTTGGCCGTTGGTCTGATAGGTCGTGATCAGGTTTTCGATCGTGACCGTGCCGCTATTGTCGACTTTGAAGGTCGAAATTCCATCGTAAAGCAGCAGATTGCGCTGGCTCTGGAGGAACCTCGACGGAATGGGCGGAGCCAAGACGCCGGCGACCGCAAGGGTCTGCAGCGGTACTGCGGGATCGGCACGAAGGCTGACGGCCGACGCGCCGGCGACGGCGGCAGCCCATACGTAATTGGGCGACGGGGAATCGTACGCGCCGATGCAGGTGAGGTGCTGATCGTTCATCGTGGCGCCAAGGCTCGCAAGCGCGCCCTGGGATGCGCGCACCGCGATGAAGCAATGTCCGTATATCTGCGAAGACCAGGCCCAGCGGCCGGTCGTATCGTTCAAAAGGCTGCTGATCGCGGTACGCGATGTCACATCGATATAGGGGCTGATGATGATATCGAACGGCGTGTCGGCCAGAGCGGCCAGCGCATTCGTAAGCGTTGGGTTAGTGGCCCCGCTCGCCATTGCGACCACGGTCGGCGTGATCCCTGTCGGAAGCGCCTCGCCTCCCGCCGATCCGCGGTAGTTCACGCGGATATCGATATCGTTGCCGCAGGCGCCCTTGTTCTTCGCGGTCAGGTTGACCTTCGAGGTCACCGATCCGTCAATGACCGCGGTGACAGGCAGATCAATCGCTGCGGTGATCGCAGCAACCGTAGCGGTCGCGAGCTGGGCCGCGGTCATCGCGCTCGTCACGACGATGCTGACGAGCTGTCCCGCAATGTACAGGCTCAGAACGCCGGCGGCGGTTGCTGGGCCGGCGAAGGCGATCGATCCGGTTGCGGCGACAGCCGAGCCATCATCGGCGACCGGCAGGTACCAGAGCTCACCAAAGACGTCATTGGCACGATAGGCGGCGACCATTGCGGCCAGGATCGATCCGGCGCCGCCAGCAATGCGCGCTTCCGCCGCACTGATGCTCAGCGCCGGCACATTCGCGGTCAGCGTGCTCGATCCCGTCACCTGGCCGATGATCAAAGCGCGAAGCGGCTGCGACGCGGTGTTGGCCTGGCTGGCATCGAGTTCGGCAAAGAAGCCGGGCGTGCGAAGGTTCGGGGGTATATTCTTGAACGAAATCATTGTTCGCTGTCCTCATTCTGAGAGGGGGCGACATCGTCGCCGGCGGGCGCCAGTTCGGGCGCGTGGAGCATGTCGCCATCCCTGATCAGGCGCGACCAGTAGGGCTCGGTTTCGTTAACGATCGCACCAGGCTCGACGGCTCGACGGGTCGCGGGGTCGCGCACGAGCGCGCCCAAGGCGGGTTTGACGATCATGGCAGATCCTATTGCGAGAGGGAGATGGTAAGCCCGACACCGGTGAGGTTGGTCACCTCGGCCGAGATCTCCTCGAGCGGCGCGCTCGCGAGCGGCGCGAAATCCTCTTCCGACTGCATGAATTGCATGCCGATATCGGTCTGGATCCCGGCCAGATGGGTTTCACCATCGGAGGTAAAAGTGAGCGCGGATCGAATGAACGGGATCTGCTGCAGCTTGCCGGTCAGGGGATAGCTGTTGACGACCGCGGTCATGTTCTGGCGGGCAAGCTTCCAGAGCGCTGCTTCAGCCGCAGCCCCACCACCATCCTCGTCCGATGCCGGGGCGCTGACCTGGCTGATGATCCGCACGGTGGCGTTCACAGTGAAGATCAAGCCGCCCTTGCCGTCGGTCTGCATGTCTTCGCTCAGCACCCGCAATTTGGTGGCAGGATATTGCTGATCCCAGATCGGCCAGTCGCCGGGCCGATAGACCCGGTGTTCGGCCGACGTCGCGAACGTGGCGGGATTGGTGCTGCAGCCGGGGCCGATCAGGGCGGCGAGCGTCAGATCGAGGAGATCTTCGGTGGTCGTCATGACGCGGCTACCATCAGCATGAGCTGGGCCTCGCCGTGTCCGTCTTCCTGCACCTCACGTACGATGAAGGTAAGGCCGACGCTCGGGATGTAGACGCGGTTTCCTTGCGCCGGCGGCACGGCGAAAAGCGCGAGCCGCACGCCGAGGACCGGGCGCCTAGTGGAATTCGCAACCCCGTCATCGCTGACGGTCACGGCGGAATATTCGCGGTCGAAAACGGCGTCAGCGAGGCGAAAGCTCTCGTTGGTTGTGAGCGTGTAGAGCGGCCAAGTCGACTTATCGACCGGGACGCCCTCGCCGAAGATCCCCATTACGGGGGCGAGGACGAGGGCATCCCAATCGATCGCCATGGCGCTTACGCGTCGACGGTGCCGGTGCGCAGCACCTCGGGGCGCTTACAGATATGCAGCGGATAGGCATAAGCCTCCTGGCGCCAGAAGCTGTTGCGGTCGCGATCGATGATCGGAACGACGTAGCGATCCTTGCCAGGGGTATTGATCCACTCGAAGCTTTCGCCCGGTGCCAGAGCGCGCTCGAAGATGCCGGGTGCGTTCTCGGGGAAGAACTTCACCTTGTCGTCGGGGATCTTAATCGAGGTGTTATCGTCGGATCCGCGATAGTTGATCCATTCGATGCCGGCGAAACTGAACGCCTTGTAGGCGCCGCCCTCGCGCAGCTCGGTCGCATCCGACCAGTTCTTGTACGTCTTTTCGACGTCCACGTGGGTGGTGAACTTGTCGTAGAAATTGTCGCCGCAGAGCGCGGTGACCGTCGTCATTGGGCTGAAGGCGCCCTGCGACGAACGTGCCATCGATCGAAGGAGCGCGTTACAGATCGGGCGGAGTGTATATTCGGTGTTCGACGGCAGGTGGAACGCGATCTCGGCCGGCTGCGCGAACTCGAACTCGTCGAACCAATTGTACCAGACGCTGCCATCGGCATCGAGCAGCAGGCCCTGGACGGCCGCCAGCCGGTGATATTCCTCGGTGTAGTCGAGGGTCGTGAGAATGCCGGTCGGGCCCGAGAGGCGACGTGCCACCTCGGTCTGGACCTGCATAAGGACGGTCTCCTGGCCGAACTCGCGAACGTTCTGCAGCTCGTGGCTCCAGATCGTGTCGCCCTTGAAGATGCGCGGCACGTCGAAATAGCGCATCTTGCGGCGCTCGGTCGTGCGCTCGCTGTTGGTCGATTCACCGCGCTGGCTCATCGGCACCACGGTGAGGATGCCGTTGCGCTCCTCGACCGCGAGCGCGGTGGTGCGGATCGGGTTATCGGTGAAGATCTTGCGATCGCCGAGGACAGTGGGGACATGCGGAAGCCGCTCGACCTGGCTGGTCAGCTCGACTTCGGAAAAGGCGTCGTTGCGGAAGATATTGATGATCGACATGGGGCTGGCTCCATCGAGGGGCTGCGCCGTGGCTGGAGCGCAACCGGAAGCGCCGGCGCGGGAAGACCCGTCCGTGAGCGCGGTTTGGTTAGGAAGCGGCGCGGCCTGGTCGGCCGCGCCCGGGTTCAGATGCTGAGGATGCCGAGCTTCGCGAGCTGGGCGAGTGCGGCGGTCTGCTGCGGCGTCGTGGTGACGTTCGCGCCCCACAGCAGCTCGGCGATCTGCACCTTCATCGGACCACGGACATTCCCGACGGCGCGCTTGTCGGCGGACGTCGCATCGCGATATCCGCTCCAGAGGATCGCCGCGGCGTTCTGCAGGCCGTTGGTGGCGGTGGGATCGAACGGGCCATATTTGACCGCGGTAACGGACACGGTGACCTTGTGGCTGTCACCTGCGACGAAGGCGGTACCGCCTGCCGTGATCGTAAAGCCGATGCCGCCAGCCGAGAATGCGACGCCGGTCGTACCGTGGCCGATTTCGACGCCGCCCGGATCGCTCACGACGAAGTGGGTGGCATCGTCGAATTCGACGACGTAATCGCCTGCCCGGGCTGCGCCGCCGACAGTGATCGCGCCGAAGGTGCCATTGCCGGTATTGGTGCCGAGGGCGGCCGCGACGGCGGTGCCGGTGATGATTGCGCCGAGCACGAGGCCGGCGATGCAGACGCCGCTACCCGATACGAGCAGGATGCGTTCACGGGTGATCATGCCGTTGCTGGCATCCCATACGACGTAGCCGCCTTCGCGGCGATTTTCGACAAGCGGAGTGACGGTTGGAACACCCATGATCGGGCTCCTTCTTCAGATGCGGGCGGCCGGCGATCGCCGGCGGCGCGCGGAGGTTTCGGGAAGGTCGAGCGCAAGGCTCAGCGGGTGGTTTTCACGCCGATCTTGGCGAAGGCGGCGCCCCAGCTCTGATTCACGGCCTGCTTGCCCGTGGGCGTTTCGGCGTCGCTGCCCAGGCGAGTGTTGCGGGACTGGCGATCGGTGCGCGCATGCCGGTTGCGCGGTTCGTCCTCGTCGCGATCATCACGGCCGTTGGCAGCCTGGCCCTTGAGGACCTGAATCGCCTCGAGCCGCGTCATGCGGGTATCGCAGGCCAGCGACAGGGCGAGTGTGAGGTTGTTGGCCGCGGCCTTGTTGCCGAGGATCGCGGCAATACGAGACTGCTCACGGAGGCGGGCGGAGGCCTTGGCGCTCCGGCCGTTCATTTCCTCCTTGTCGTCGTCATCCTCGCAATCGTCGTCATCGTCGGACGCGCGACCCTTCTTGCCCTTGGGTTCGTCGGCATCGTCATCATCGTCGGCGCCCTTGGCTTTGCCGCGCTTGCCCTTCGGTGCGTCGTCGACGTCATCGTCGTCATCGCCATCGGATGCGCGACCCTTCTTGCCCTTGGGCTCGTCGTCGCCGTCGTCGCCATCATCCTCGGCACCCTTGGCTTTGCCGCGCTTGCCCTTCGGTGCGTCGTCGACATCATCATCGTCGTCATTCTCGGCGGCGCGACCCTTTTTGCCCTTGGGCTGGTCGTCCTGCTGATCGTCCTCGGCCGCGCGACGCGACGGGCGCGAGAAACCGGCGAAATGCGCGAAACGGCTCGCGCCCGCCATGAGCTGGCTGGTCTTCATGATCACTCCATTATGATTGGCGCGAAGCCTGCCGGGCCGGGGCCCCGGCTATCAGTCCAGCTGCTTGAGCAGCGCCCGGAATGCCTCGTCCGGCGCGGCAACCGCGTCGGCAAAGCCGATGTCGACGCCTTCGGCGCCGAGGAAAGTTCCCGCTTCGGTGGCCGACACGTCTTTCGCGGACATGCCGCGGTTACGCGCGACGGTGGCGTCGAAGATCTTGCCCACAGAATCGATGTCCGACTGCAGGCGCTTCAGCGCCCCCTCAGAAAGCTCGATCACCTCGCTGCCTTCACCCTTGAAGGCGCCCTTCGTGATGAGTGTGGGGGTGATCCCCTGGTTCGCCATCCACTTCGCGATGCTGAGATGCTGGTAGATGACGCCGACCGAGCCGGTGCCGCCGGTTCGCGGCACCCACAGGCGGCCGGGATCCACGGCCGAGGCCAAAGCGTAAGCGGCGGAATAGGCATTCTCGCCAAGGATCGCGGCGATCGGCTTCGTGCCTCGGGCCCGGTAGATCGTATCGACCAGGTCGAAACAGCCCGCGACCTCGCCACCCGGGCTATCGATATCGAACGCGATCGCGTCGATGTCGGAGTCCGCGAGGGCATGCATGAACTGCAGGCGGATCCGGTCGAAACCGGAGACGCCGAACATATCGCCGTAATACCAAAACCACCCGAGGCGCTGGATCAGGACACCCCGGATCGGGATCACCGCGACGCCGGCGATCACGTCATAGGGCCGGTCTTGGCCGGCTTCGCGGCCGCGGCCCGTGCTGCCCCACTCATCGGACCCGACATCGATCGAAGCCTCGGCTCGGGCCGTGAACGCCATCGAACGCTCGAGCAGCTGCAGCGCGAGCGGCTGGGCCGCCGGCAGCAGCGCAAGCGTCGAATTGAACAGGCGGGTCGCGATATGGCGAGGAAAGCTGCTCATGCGCGCTTACCGCGGCGGCGAGCCATTTCAGGCGCGAGATCTGTTGCTTCTAAAATCGGGGGTCGCGCATCTGCTACAGCTTCAGCCAGCGCGATTAACTGATCGTCATCGATGGGCCCGATGACCGCAGCCTCCGGCCCCATCAGCGCATCGATGCGCGCTTCGATCTCTTCCGGCTTTTCCGCAACGCGGAGCGTTTCGCTGCCCAGCAGGTGAATGGCGCAGCCGCCCGGGGCTTCGTCGAGATAGGCGATCGCCGCTACGGCGAGGCGCAGCACTCGGCCGCCCGCAAAGCGGGACACATCGATAAACATCAGGGTTGGGCCCTCGCGGGAGGTTGCGACGCCATGCTCGCGGTATATTCGTTGCCGAACCATTCCGGCCGCGGCAGCCCGAGCTTGAGCATGCGGTTATATTCGATCGCGCGCTGCTCGAGGCTCTCTTCCCAATCGAGGCCCTGCTTCGCGCATTCGTCTTCCAGAGTGGAAAGACCGGCATCGAGGCCGAGCACGACGCCTTGGCGCTCCGCCACAGGGTCGACCCAGCCCCGCGCAGCGCCGAGCCAGCGGCCGCGGGCATAAGCGGTCCGCATCTCGAGGTAAGATGGCGCGTTCCGGGGCAACGGCAGCTCGCCGCGCTCGAAAGGCTCCTCGAGCCAAGTCGCCATCATCGGGGTGGCGGTGTTGAGATCGAATTCGTCGGTGCGGCGATGATAGGTCTTTTCCGACTGGGCAACGCCGGCGCGGGCGGATGACCAGCTCGAGTCCGAATAGTCGTTGTGGATCTCCTCGGCCGAGGTGCCGAGGACAACCGAGAGCGCGCGATGCATTTCATGCGCGAAGGGGGTGATGTCCGTTTGGCCGCCACCGGGGGCCACCGATTTGATATCTTCACCCGGCGCCAGTGTGGCGAGGCGCGCGTCGGTGACGTTGAGGTCGCGCTCGTCGTGGAAGCCGACGCGCATGTCCTGGTACCAGCCGAATGCCTTTTCGTCGTCATCCTCGTTGTCGAGGGCGCTCCGCACCATTTCAAAGTCGTAAGGCGACGTGACGTAGAGGCCGAAGGCCGCTGCGACATTCTCGGCCTGCAGCTTGATCCCGTAGAGACGGGCCAGCATCTTGAGCTTGCTGATGACCGGCGCGAAGATCGAGACGCCGCGGTTCTGGCCAAAGCGGTCCGCGTCATAATCGTGATAGACCCGGCGCCAGCCATCGGGATCCTCGCGGGCGACCTTGTCCCACTGCTGGCTCTCGACCGCATTATACCAGTCATTCTGGTGAGCGCGCCGGACATGATAGGCGATAGCGACGCCATCGGTGTCCAGCTCGACGCCGCCGCGCATGCTGTGGGTGTCGGGCTGCTGATAGGGATTTGAGAGCCGATCGGGATCGATGCCCTCGAAACAGGTGCCATAGGCAGCGCCGCCGGCGCCCATGCGATCTTCGCGCCATTGCGCAACGATCAGGCTTTCGCCGTCGACGAGCTTGTGGCCGAGCGCCAGCCGGAACTGCTGCGAGATCGTCAGCCGGCGATTGACGTCGCTGTAGCGGCCGAGATCTTCGGAATAGTTGCGCCACAGCGCCTCGAGCACCTGGCGATACTCGTTGGCCCAGACCGCATCGAAGCCCTTCGCATGTAGGGCGAGGGCACGGTAATCGGGCTTCGAAACGAAACGGTAGGAGACGCCGATCGTGGAATCGAGGATCCTGCTGATCGCGCCGTTCGCCCAGGCATCATTGCGGCGGAGATCCCGCGCGCGTGCCGCCATGCGATCGCGATAGGGCGTGATCTCCGAATCCGGCGAACGGATCCACGGGTTCCAGTCGCCGAGCTCTTTCGAGGAGATATCGGCGGCATCGTACGGAAAGAATTGCGGCATCGACCCCTGCAGGGATCCCTGCATGCGGCCGCCGCGACGGGCGCCCTGGCGGATGCGCTCGATTGCGGCCGGCGCGATCGGGCGCCCACCGCTGTCGACCAGCGCCGGCGGCCTTACCATCAGAAGCGCACGCCGATCGCGCTACGTGGCGAGCAGGCGATACCGAGCTGCGCCTGCAGCTGACGGATCGCCATCGCGAGTTGGCCGATCGTCGCCGCAGTGTAAGCGACGCTCTTGGCGCCGTCGCCCTGCGTATAGGTCGCCGTCTGGACCTTTCGGCCCGCAGACAGGTCGAGATAATCCTGCTGCATCTGCGCCAGGTTCTGGCGAAGAACAGTGGTATCCATGCCGGCCAGGAGGCTGCGGCTGGGATCGTAGCGCATAGGTTCTCCTGGTCAGGCGAGGCGGCGACCGATGCGCTTGCCGTCGGGGCGTCCGCGGTGGCGGGCGGCAGGCAAAGTCGACGTCGGCTCGGCCGCGGCGGGTTCGGCGCGGGCCGGCTCGTTGGTTGGCGGTATGGCGGAGGTCGCCGGAAACTTATCGGGCGCGGCGGATGCCGGCGCTGACGATGGCGTCTGCAGCTCGATCGTCATGCGGGCGCCGACCTTTTCCGCTTCGCGATTCAGCTTGAAGCCGCGGTGCATGAGGCCGTGAAGCGCCGCATAAGCGTAGACGCGGATATCGAGCGCCTCATTGGCGCGGCCGTCGGGCAACGTCCAAACGCGATATTTGTGGCCGCCGCGTTCCTTGATCTCGATCCGCTCAGACGTGAGCTGGGCGAAATATCCGGCGTCGCGATCGACGCTGAAGTGCATGTAACCGGGACCGGGGCGGTCCCGCGGCAGGTAGCTGAGAAGGATCGTGTCCTTAGCGGCGTTGACGCCAAGCACGATGGGCCGGAACGTCTTCTTCGAACGCGAGGTCGGCCGCTTCGTCGGCCAGACCGGATTGCGCTGGCCGCTCGTTGCAGACTCGCCGCGTATCGCCCAGATTTGGCGGCCGAGGTTCGCCTTGGCGAAATCATAGACGGGCGTGGCATGGTGGCCGCCGGAGTCGATACAGGCGGCGGCGATCGCGAACGGGCGACCATCGGCGCGATACCATTTCCGCTTCAGAAACTCGTCGAGTGCTTCCCTGGTCGATGGGTCGGAAAACTCACCGTCGATGACGTGATGCTCAATCGACCAGCTTTCCTCATCGCGGCCCCAGCCGACGATCTCGATCTCGACACGATAATCCTGCGTGTCGATGCCGGCGGTGAGGATAGCGACGCCATCGGGAACTGCTGCGGCCCACACTTCACGGCGGGCGAGCAGCGATTCACCATCGATCTGTTTGCCCGTGTTCTTGCGGTAGGTGAGCGCAAGTTGGGTGTTGTAGAACGATAGCTTGCCGTCTTCATCGACCGCCGCCAGCCATTTGGCAGCCATCTCGGGCGGGGCATCATTCGCCCACGGGCTATAAAGCTTCGACGCCTGAAAGCCGGCATGCTTGTTCGAGACGGCCCAGCCGCTGCAATGCCGGCATTTCGCGCGATAGACGGCGTGCCGGCGGCCGGCCCACCAATGCCAGACGCGGTCGACCGATCCGGTATCGGCCTCGGCCCACGCGACAGCGTAGGATTCGAGTGGCCGCTGCAGCTCGCCGCAGCATTCGAACGACCTGGTCTGGTGCCAGCGGATCGTACCGAGGGCGCGCTGACGCTGCCCCTCTGACCAGCCGACACCGCAAGCCTCGCAATAAATCCGCGCCGTTTCCGGGCGGTGGGTCTTGCCGTCCTTGCCCTTGTCCCAATGAACATGAGCGAAGAAGTCGAGGAACTGGCGATGATCGCATTCCGGGCAGGTAACCGATGCGCGGCGCTGGTCCGACTGGTTGTACCGGACTTCGATCTTGCTTTCGCCGGTGATCGTCGGCGAGCAAACGCATATGCTGAGCGAATTGGATTCGAAGGTCGCCAGCCGCTCTTCGGCGATGACGATCGGGTCACCTTCCTTGATTGGAAGGTATTTATCGACCTCGTCGCACAGCAGGATCCGGATCGGCCGGCGGGCCAGATTGTCCGGGCTGCCGGCGCCGACGATCCCGAGGAAGCCGCCCGGGAAGGCCTTGTAATCGATCGTGTCGCCCGACGACCGGCTTTTCGAAGAGCCGATCAGCCCCTTCAGCGCCGGCGTCGCCTTGATGAAGGGCGCAACGCGCTCCTTCGAAAACTGCAGTGCCGCCGCGTCCTTCGGCTGGACGATCAGCATCGGGCAGGGATCGAGGTGGGCGTGGAAGCCCACGATGTTCTCGATCAGCGTAGATTTCAGCAGCTGGGTCGCCACCATGGCGCTCAGCTTGCGGACGCCGGGCTCGGTGACGGCGAGCATGGGCCCGCGCGCGATCTCGACGCGGCCGGTGCGATACCGGCCCGACGTGCTGCCCGCTTCCTTGGCGAGCCTGCGGTAGCGATCAGCCCAATCGGGCAGGCTGATCCTTGGTGGTGGTGTCCAGCCGCGGCGGCCGGCACGTCTCAGTCGATCAGTCTTCGCCGTCCGCGGTAAAGTCGAGATCTGGCTCGCCGAGCTCCTCGAGCTGCTGGTGAACATACGGCTTCAGCGCCTCCACCACGACCGCGGTCTCTAAGCCGAGATCCGCGGCGAGGAGCGGGCCGATACGCGTTGGCCACCCTTCCCAGGCATCTCGAGCCTGGCGGCGATCGTCGAAGAGGATGCTCTCGGCGGTCTCGATATCGACCAGCTTGCCGGCGTCCTTTTGCGCAGAGAGCAGATGCTTCAGCGCGAGTGCGTTTTCCTTGATCGCGTTGGCTTGGACCTTCGATCGAAACTTGCCCTCGAGCAGTTGCTCGATGAAGCCGCCGGCGATCTCGTCATCGATCTCACCGTCCTCGGCCGCGGCGCGCAGATCGGTGACAACCTCGTCAACCGCTGCGGCAACTTCTGGCCGGATCTTGCGCCGGTTGCCGGTTGCGGTTGCAGGAGCTGGTTGCCCCTCCCCCGCCGCGACTTTGAAACGGCCCAGGCCAGCGTTGCGCAAGCGTTTGTCCGACGCTTTCACGTCGACCAGATCGCCGGAAAAAACCAACGCTCCCCGTGACTTCCATTTTGCGGCTGCTTGTCGGCTCGCGCCGTGCGTCGCCGCGAAAGCGGTGAGCGAGAGAAGCGTCATCCCCCTCCCCTCCGCGCAACCGGTTGCCCCCCCGCAACCACTTTTTCAGGTTCGTAGCTGGGCAGAAGCCGGGGGGGTGCAATACCCTCGATCGGGCAGGGCCGCGGAAGGACCCGTCGAAGGGGGGTGGGGGGGGTCAGGCAGGGAGGGGGTCGGCGCCGGGCAGGTCGGGCGGCGTCCGATGGAGGACGCGACAGCTCGGGGCGCCGGGCGGCGGGGCGATGAGGGTGGCGGCGGCGGTGAAGGTCGGGTCGCCTGGGACCATCAGATCGATGGGCTCGCCGGGAGCCAAGGGGCTGCCGTCCCATGCGGCAAGGCGCCGCGGCCGCGGCATGCTAGGGACGAACGGCATGAAGTGAATGCGCTCGACGCCCCAGCGGTCGCCGTGGACGGCCGTCACGTAGACCTCACGGCTGAACAGCGAGGCGATCGCGCCAACCAAATGAACGATAAACCAAGGGATCATGAGGAGCTCTAGGTCGGGAGGACGCAGTGAGGACGTCGTATTGCGCGGGCGTGATGATCACGATGTCGCCCAAAACGATCACGTCAGTCGGTTCGCGGTACGTGAAGGTCATATGGGGCGGATGCTTCCGCCTCCATGCTTTGCGGGTGCCTCGACGCCCTTGTCTCTTCGGCGGCACTTTCGGCCGGACCCAAGCCAGGGGCAGATCTCGCGCCGTGCGCATCTGCTCCTGAGCACTTTTAACAACGAACCGAAGGCCCCCGAACATCATCATCACCGTGCGGTAGCGAGCGCTTTGCGCATCGCGTTGTCGAATTCCCGCGCCGCATTGGCGCGGATGTAAGCCTGCGCCCGCTCGTAGAACGGGAAATGCTTCGGCGCCGGCGTCGTGTCGTCGAAGGCAACGAGCAGCTTCAAATGGCCCTTGCCAGCCTTGCCGCCGGGGCGCTGCCAGATGCCGCTTATAGCGCGGCCGCTCTTCGTGACGATCTTGCCCTTGAAGACGCTGGGCTTCGCCATCAGCCGCGCGATCGTGTTGCGCGGCAGGTTGCCATATTGGTTGGTACGCTGGTCGACCGGCACCAGCATCGCCTGCTTGGTACCGAGTGATCGCGGGCCACCGTCCACATAGGGCTCGAGATATTCGGACTGGATGTCCTTGGGAAACACGATCGCGACCAGATCCGACTTCTTCGCCGGCACGATCGCGAAAGCCTTTTGCGTGAATGGCGTCGGGCTGTCGAACGTCTCGACAACCTGCTCGGCCTCGGCCAGCTGAACGCCCTTGGCGAGGCCGGTCAGCGCCAGGGCGGACGCAAATGGAACCTGCTTGGCATGGAGGGCAACGAAGGCGCGCTGCAGGGGCTTCAGATCGCCCTTGATGCTGACGGCGATCACCGCGTCAGCGCTTCGATCTCGTCCGCCAGCGTATCGCGGCGATCATAATAGCGACGCGGATCCGCAAAGTCCTGCTGCAGCCGTTGCACACGTCGCGCTATATCGCGCAGCTCAGCCCGAACTGCGGGCGGAAGCGGCTCCCGCGCGCAGCTCGGCCGAGACGCGCTACCCACGGAAAACCGAGCCGAGCAGCCGAACCTTGCGCTCGACCGTGATGGTGACACTCGCCACGGCCAGATTATCCGACTGGAGGCCAGCAAGATGGTCGCAGGCGTCGGAAGCGCTCGAGAACGCGAACGGCGTGGCGCAGCGGCCTTGGCTGTCCACGATCTCGAAATGCTCCGAGGGTGTCATGATCGGTGCGTGTTTCACTGATGGATTCCGACAAAGCAACGGTAAGCAGCGGCGCCCAGCCCGGCAGCGATCTCCAGCGGATGATCCTGTTCGGCCTCATAGCCCAACGCAGCCATCAATTCGCCCAGCAGCGCGACACCGCGGCTGACGGGCGGCACATCATTGTCGTTGGCGCTGCGTTGCTGACGATCGACGTCGCGGCGGAGCATTTCGATCTGCACGCGCCGCACGAGTCGGATCGCATCGGCCAGATCGACGGGATGCATGGCGCCAAACTGGGCGACGCGGACCGCGCGCATTTGGCGGGCCCGATAGCTGCCCATCAGGCAGCCTTGCCGATCGGAGCGCCTTCGATCCGCTCGAGCACGAATTGCTCGGCCTGATCGATGCGAAAGCCGATCTCCGCCAGCCTGCCGGGCCGATCCGTTTTGAGCTTGGCGGCGATCGCCTGGCGATTGAGCGCCGGCGTCATACGAACAAACTGCGTTGCCAGCCGCGCGCCCTTGAGGGCCACGATCGCAGCCGCATCATCTGCGAAATCGAAGGAGACCTTGGCCGAGCCGGTCTTGCTGCCGATCATGCAGCCGCCGAGCTCGGCGGTCTTGCGCTTGCCGGCCAGATGCTGGGCGCCGTCTTTCTTCCACCAAGGCTCGATCGCGGTGCGGAGCTCCTCGAGCTCCTTCAGATGCGGCTCGATCTTTTTGTCGGCGGCGGCATTGATGCCGGCGAGATCCTCGGCGCGCTGCGCCTCGGCCGCGGCGATCGTCGCCCCGATGGAAGCGAAGCGCTCGAGCAGCGGCAACGCCGCCGCGAGGGTACGCGGAACGCGCACCGTGACCGGTTTCGTCATGCGGGATCCTGGAAAAGAAAAAGCCCGCCGGGTGGGGCGGGCTTCGAAGGGTTCTGCAGGGAGGCCGGTCACGGTGTGCCGATTCGGACGCAGTGAGGCACAGAAGCAATTTCGCTATATATTCTGCCGATCGGCGTCAAGTCGTCTCGTTTGCCGCCTCGACGGCATCCGTGCCGAACACATAGCCCCACGGCCAGCCGAGCCGCACCTCGAGCGGAACACCGGCATAGGTCAGCCCCTCGATCGCTGCGAGCTCTACCGGATCAGCCGGGCAATCGACGTCGAGTTCCTTGAAAAGCCGCATCAGCGTGCGTGGCGCGATCAGGATGCAGCTGACGACGGCACCGGTGCCGCTATGGGCGGCGCGGAGCAGCTGCTCGTCGAGATCCGCGCAGATCGATCCGCGCCGTTCGGTCTCCGGCTCGGCGGCCGCCGGTCCTGCCGATGTCGGTACCGACTCCAGTCTCGGCGCCGGAGGTGCATCGATCGGCAGCAGTGACGCGATTCCGCCATGCAACAGGTTGGCGCAGAACTTGAGCGCGATCCGCGTCTTATTCTCGGCCTGACTACGCTGGAGGTCGAAGACCTGGGTGGCGATGCCGCTGATCACTTCGCCGCGGCAGACGATCGCCTCGAATATGGTCACATAGCGCGCGGGGATGAAGCTCCTGCCGAAATGATAATCCTCGCGGGCATGCATCTGTGCCGAATAGCGCGCGACCAGATCGAAACAGCCATCGCCGCCGCCACTGCCACCGCCTTCGTAATTGGCGGTACATTTGATCGTGTCGAAGCCGAGCGCGTAGCGGTCCGCATACCATTCGCAGGCTGCCGCCTCGTGCGGCTCGAGGACGCCCGACCGTTTCAACCGCTCGATCGATGTCAGTCGCCGGACCGTTTCCTTGATCGGCGTCGGGCCGTTGCCGATCGCTGGCACCTGCGCCAGCTCGAGGTGATCGGTGTTGCGCTGCGCATCCGGAACGCCGGCGACGCGCGCTGCGTCGACGATTTTCAGGTGATGACGCTCAATCGCCTTCGCCTGCCGCTGCTCCATCGTTTGCGGCGCCGGCCGCTTCTTCGCTTTCCCCATGCCGCTCGCTCCCCGCTGCATGGTCAATCTGATCCAGCAGGGCCGCCAAGTCGTGTTCGCAATTTGTCCCGATCGGAACGGGCGTATAGGCTTTGGCGAGCGGCGCGGCCTTCACCCTCTGCCATTCGATCCGGCCGCCGCGCGATATGACCGCCAGCTCGAGCTCGAGGTCGGAAAGATTGGCAGCGCGGTCGGTAAGCATGGACCCACGCGGGACACCGGGTTGCACCTCGAGGAGGCCTTGATGCTGAAGGCGGCGCAGCGACCGCCCGACTTCGGTGCGGCGCACACCACTGTCGTTGGATATCTCGCTCAGGCTCGGTGCGGCGCCGCTGCGACGGAAATGACGGCGGATTGCTTCGATCACGCGAAGGTCGGCCGAGGCGCTTCGCCGCAGCGATAGATTGCCAGCATCCATGATCTCCGTCAGCTGCACGCTGCGAAGATAATGGTTTATCGCTCTGAATGCACGGCCCGCCGCCCGATGCGATCAAGCCGTCGCTACGGCGGCCGGCGCGATCGCCATCTGCAGGTCGAGCGCCTTCAGCACCTTACGCAGCGTCTCGAGCGTCGGGTTACCCTCGTCCGAAAGCGTGCGCTAGAGCGCCTGTCGCTTCACCCCGGTCTCTTCGGCGATCGCCGACATGCCCCGGGCGCGGGCAATGATGCCGGGGGCATGGGCCAGATAGCCGGGGTCACCTTGCGCGATCGCGTCGCGCAGCAACTCGGCCTGGTCTTCCGGATCGCGGAAATGCTCCGCGCTGTCATAGTCGATGAGCTTAGTCGCCATCTGGTCGGTTACCTTTCAAGGCGAGGCCCGGGAGCGCGCTCCTGGATCGCCATTCTCAACATGCGGGACCACTGATTTCTCAGATCCCGCGTCTCATTCGAGATCGGCTGCCATCTCCTTCGCCTTGGCGATGTCCCGGTCTTGCGAGCCCTCGTTCGCGTGTCGCGCACGAGCTGGTGTCTTTGGGATGACGTCGTCGCGCGCGCCTGCGGTGACCGAACCCGGCGAGGCCCCGTCATTCGCCATCAAAACGACTTACCTCTCGAGCGTGGTGCGAGAATTACTGACGCGCAGCCAAGCATCAAGGGCTTGTGCGGCATCATGGGTCATCACAACTTCTTTGTCCCAGTTCGTCGTCCTGAACACGCCATACCGGTTGTACTCTCGCATAAACTGATCTGCGAGGAAAAGTCTGGCCGTTGTAGTGTACTCGCCCACCGCGAACTCGCGAGCAGAAACGAATTTTACGGGCCGAAAATCGACGTTGCGGCCGTCATCGCGCATCGAAGCGTCATAGATAAAGAGGGTGGTTCCGTCTGCCATATCGGATTTGCTAACCGCCGCAGCCGTGATGCGAAACGTGCCGTAGAGCGCGTCTTGCTCGGCTTCCTGCTGCCGAGCAAACCTAAGCGGGGGATAATCTGGAAAAGAGATCATGATCGGTCCAACAGGGTCCCGCTGAGCCAATTGACCCCGCAAATCATCGAGAGAGAGAATTACCCGGCCTGACATGGCAGCCGCGGCGTCCGCCATCGCCTCTTTGATCATCGAAGCGCCATGCTCGCTTAACGGTAATGCCGTGGCTATCCCACTTGCAACCAGGGCGCCGACCATCGGTTTCGCGAATTCGAATATCGCGATCGCCGCTCCGGTGGTTCTGATGGGGCTGCCCCTGAATTCATCGGCTGCCCATCTAAACCATAACTTGAAGGACCCGGCCTCGGCCCGGACAAAGTACACTTCCGGATTGACGGCCCCAAAGCTTGTTGCCGCCCCGTTCAGCGCCTTGGCCAAGGGCAACAATTCGTCTGCCGTCATCCCGCGCTGAGAATCAAGGCCGCCAAACTCGATCAGAATTGCGTCATTCATCATCGCCTCCCCACCCGATAAGCTTCGAGCCACGTGTCCATCTGCTCGACTGCGACCTCGACCAACTTAAAATGCGCAGGCTCAAGGCAACCTCCTGCGTTCTCCTGCACCTCCCCCAGGCGCTCCGGTTGTCACGCTGAAGATCAGCATCAGGCTCAGCGCCCCCGCCAAAATTGGGCCGCTATCCCTTACCGAAACGCCGCCCTGCCGGTCACGACGAACACGCCATCTGCGGCTACATATTCGACTGGTACATCACCGACCGTAATGATCCCACGGGTCCCGGCCTCGTGAGCCGATAGAATGACACCCGTAACCGAAACAGGCGGCGCGTCGGGGCCTGGCATTTCCAGCGTGGAGCGCCAGACCACAACGACTGTTACCGGCTCTGTTTGCTCGTCTCCGCTTTCGTCGATGGTAAGTGCCTCAATTGTTCCCAAAGCGGCGTCCACTTTTTTCGACCCATCGATCATGACATCGCTAAACGGCGCATGGATTTGTAATAATCCTGTAAAACGATGCTCATGATCCAGTCGATTATTTGCGATTCTCGCCTTTGGCCTGGATGCGAGCAAACCCGGCCCGCGGTAAGAAGGCATTTCGATCCGAACGCTCGGGCAGTCCGGAACGCGGAATACCACCGACCCAGCACCCAACTTGAGCACCGTAACGCAAAAGTTACTCGCAGCGTGCCTCGCGTTCTCAGGCGCTGATTTGCCAGACTGGACAATGGCAATAATCTCCGGGGAGGCGTTCGTGGCGGGCGCCTCCGGCGCCGCGTATCCATGGAACAGCATTGACCCGACCAAAGCATGGTAGGCCCCGGCAAGGGCTTTAGCGGCGGTTCCGGTCACAGTTGCCGCACCAACGAGAACGGCTAGTCCTTTGCCCGTTTCCGTCAGCGGGTCTTTTAGAAATTTCCGTTGCATGACCTTGAAGGCCAATTTTAGCGAACCACGCTCCGCAGCGACCAAATGTAATGTCAGCGCCGGTGATTTATCAAAGTGTGCTAACTGGATAGCGCTTTTCAGCGCATCTGCCAGCGAAGCGAAATCTTCTGGCGAAATCCCCCGTTCCGTCGGGTCGATATCGACAAATTCAATTATAATGACGTCGTTCATCAGCTAGCCCCCCCTTGGCGTCATAATGCTTTGCCGCGAGCGTTCGCCGGCTATCGCTTTCAGTCGCCCTTGCCTTCTTTCGAAAGTTTGAAATCCTCAGCGTCGGGCTCGTGCAGCGTGCCCCCGGCCGGCGGCCCAGCCTTCATGGCACGGGCGACCTGCAGCAGGGCGCGGCGATCGGCAGCAGATAGACCTTCGAAGTGATCCACCAGTTCGCGGGTGTCGGCCTTGAGGTCTGGCACGGCGGGAAGATCCGCGCCGGGGTCGTCCGTATCGCCCATCAAATAGGCGGGCGTTGTCCCGAGTTCACGCGCAATTCGGTGAAGGTGTTTTGACCCTTGGGTTTCGCCGGAAAGTAGCCGGGAAATCGATTGCTGACTGACATGAACACGGCGCGCCAGCTCGCTCTGCGAAAGATCGCGCTCACTCATTCTTGTCCGCAGGCGGCCGGGATCGAGCACGGCTAACCTACTTACCCAAAAAGTTGTAGGTCGCGACCACCGTTATCGGTTGACCGACCTACACGCTAGGTTGTAGCTCCGCGACATCAATCGAATCGGAGCCCGAATCGATGAGCGTCGCCGCCGTAACCTTCCCCAATGCTGCTGAAGCCCTGCGGGCGGCCGTCGATCTGATCGGTTCCCAAGCGGCCACCGGACGTCTTTTGGGGGTAAGTCAGCAAACCGTCGGCAAATGGCTCGAGCTCGGAAAATCGCTTCCGCCCAAGCATGTCCTCACGGTTGAGGAGGCCACCGGGATCTCCCGTTACGATCTCGCGCCCGATATCTATCCTCGCCCGGGCGCGGAAACGGCCGACCCCAGCCTGTTCGATCGCTTCGGCGGGCCACCGGCGATGGCAGAGGCGCTCGATCTTCCGCTCGCCACGATCATCCGCTGGCAACAGGACCGGCTCATTCCGGCCGATCAGCAGCCCCACGTATTGCGGACTGCGGCGCAGCTCGAAATCGCGGTGACAGCCGAGGACGTCGTGTTCCCCTTCCCCGCCGATCGGCAAGCTGCTTGATGGTTGAGATAGCGCCATCGCGGGCCGACCAATTAGCCCATCTGCAGCAGCAGATCGCGTACGGTCGGCACGCGATTTCGTCCGATGACGTCATCGCGCTGGTCGGCGCCGCGGTTGCGGTGCTCGGCACGATCGAGGGCTTGCCCGACGATCCGAACCTGACGGTCGAGACGACCGCGCGCCTCCTTCGCCCGACTTCGGAAAGCCTCCGGGCCATCCTCGTCCGCGCCGGGGCGATCCGCGCATGACCTGGGCGCGCGAACCCATGTCGATGCAGCAGGCCGTGCTGGATGCGGTCGAGGTGCTCGGCTGGCCCGCGCTGTGCAAGGTGGTCGGATTGTCCGAGCGTGCAATCCGCAAATGGTCGGAGCCGGCCTGCAACCGCTACCCGCCGGCCGATATCGTCCTCGCGATCGATCTCGCCTGCATCAGGGCCGGGGTACCGGTCCCGCCGTTTCAGGCGATCTTCGATCTGCATTACCAGATGGCGAAAGCGCAGGCCTCGGTCGCGATCGCGACGCGCGCCGAACGCCTCGCCGCCGCGCTCAGCGAAGTCGGCGAGGCGTTCGCCCATCAAACGCTAGCTATGGCGCCCGGGGCGGATCCGCGCACCCGTACCCGCGTACGCCAGGAAACCCAGGAGGCGATCGTCGCCCTTGCGCGCCTGGGGGACGGCTTCGATGGCTGAGCCATCGCCCGCCGCCGTCGAAGTCCTGGCGATCACGTCGGGGACCTATCTGCGCATGCGCCGCGAAGCGCAGGGGCTGACGATCGAGCAGGTCGCGCAGATCTGCATGTCCGACGGGGTCGGAATGGCGGCCGCCGTTGCGGCGATCGAGGACGCTGAGGCCGATCGGAACCCGTTTGAAGGGGCGGACCTGATCCGCCTGCTGCAGGCGTTCAGCTTCGCGCCCAGCATCTATTGGCAGATCCTCGAAGGCCTGCCCTTCCCGCCGCTTTGCCGCGTCTGCGCCTGCAGCTGGGACGATGCCTGTGTGGGCCGCTGCGCCTGGACCGATCCCAGCCATTCGCTCTGCACGAACTGCGTGGGGAGCCCGTTATGAACGACCGGATCGAGGCCGAGATCAAGCTATCGATGGAGCGGATCCGCGCGGCCCGTGAGCAGCGCGATCGCGTCAACGAAAACCGCGCCCGCGTCCAGTGCGATAACCGCCGCATCCGCGTCGCGATCGGCGGCCTCATACTCATCTGGATCGTGCTGATCCTGCTTTTCTGGAGGTTCGGTTGATGCAGACGCTCGCGCCCGCCCGGCACGTCGATCAGCTGCCCAAGGGCACCGACGCGATCAGCCGCCTGATCAGTTTCGGCGATCGCACGATCAGCGCGCTGCTGCTGCGCGAAGCAGGTCGTGGCCAGCCGATGCCGGAGCCCGATCTCGTCGTCTGCGATGCCGAAGGTCGCCCGATCGAGAGGGTCCGGATCGATCGCGAGCCGGGCACCAATCGCTTCGCGATCGTCCTGCTGCCGGCATGAGCACGGCCGCCGCCATTCCTTTCAACCGACCCGGGACGAGGCTGCAACCTCGCCCCGGGCCTCACCCACGTCACGGAGACAGACCGATGACCCGAGCGTTGACCCGTCCTAGCCGACGGCTGCCGGTTGTGCAGCCCCTCCTCGCCCCGAAATCTCCGCCATTTTACATGCGCGGTGACAATGGCGAGATCCTCGTCACCCTGCTCGCCGCCGGCGCGATCGTCACGGCCGCGGCCGGTGCCGGCGCGCTCGTCGCCGCGGTCGCCGTTGCGGCCATCCGCTGGGCCATTCCGGTATGAGCCGGACGCCCTCCCGCATCGATCGGCTGCGCGCCGAGCATAAGGCTGGCGCCAATATCGCCGGCAAGCTCCCGGCCCGGCCGAACAAGCCCCGGGCCCGGCCGGCTGCGACCGATCAGATCGGTGCCGGCACCGAGGCGATCCGGCTGGTGCCGCTCAACCTGCTCTCGATTTCAACGCACAACGTCCGGACCGCCAACGCCGAGGAGGATATAGGCAGCCTCGCCGATTCGATTCACAATCTCGGCCTGATTGCGAACCTCGCTGCTCACCCCGAGCTCGGCGAAGGGTACGGTGTGTACGCCGGCGGACGCCGCTTGCGCGCGCTGTGGCACAACCGCGATCTCGGCAGGATCCCGTTCGATTGGCCGGTGCCGATCCGGCTGGGCACCGCCGACGAGGCGCGCGAGGTCAGCCTCGCCGAGAACGTCCAGCGCCTGCCAATGAACCCCGTTGACGAATTCGAGGCCTATTCGCGCCTCGTCGCCGATCACGCCGACGAGACGGATCCCGCCGCTTTCGTCGCGAAGCGCTTCCACAAGACGCGGATCTATGTCGAGCAGCGCCTCCGGCTCGCCGCGCTCGCGCCCGAGATCCTCGATGCGCTGCGCGATGGCGAGATCCGCCTCGAGAGCGCGAACGCCTATGCAGGATTCGACGACCAGCATCTGCAGGCGGTCGTCTATCGCGCCGAGGAATTCCGGACCTTCGGGCGCCACGAACCCCGCAATATCCGCGATGCGATGCGGCTCCGCACTTACCCGGCCACGATCCGGCAGGCGCGCTATGTCGGGCTCGATGCCTACGAGCGTGCCGGCGGTCGCACCGATCGCGATCTTTTCATGGGGCAGGAAGAAGGCGATCGCCTGCTCGATCCATCTATCCTCGATCGACTGGCGCGCGAGAAAGCGGAAGCAGAATTGCCAGCATCCATCGCACGCGACGGATTCGGCAAGGGCGAGCTGGTCGATGGCTTCGCCGAGCTGCATGCGGTGGCGATGCCGCGGCCGCCTAAGGGCTTCACACTGGGCGCGGTGGTACCGACCAATGCCGCGGCGCGCTTGCATGCGCTGCTCTCTCCGGGCGAGAGGCAGACGTGCGCCGGCATTTACGCACTCGATGTCGGCGATGACGGTCTGGTCTGTGTCGGCTGGTTCGCGCCGATCGCCCCGCCGGCGCCGGCGCCGAACCTGCCCCCGAAGGATCCGCCAGCGGATCTGCGGTCAAGCCTTCCGCCCGAAAAACAAAAGCGCATGGACGCCGCGATCGGCATCATCGACGGCACCACGGCCGCCACTCGGGCCGACAAGGAGCGCGCCGATCGGGTGCGCCGGCTGGCGGGCCACATCGCCGTCGCACGCGCGATCGGCGATGTGCTGGATGGCAAGGCCTTCATGCCGGCCGACGTCCTGTGGGTCCCGACGATCGCGCAAGTCGAAGGCGATCCCGACACGCTACTGGTGGCGGTCCAGATCCGCCTCCCGCGCGCGGAATTCGAGGCCGCGATGCCCGACGCCGAAACCCGGCTCGCCGACGAGGAGACCGTGCGATGACGGACTGGCCCGATTGGCGGGTCTCCAGCCTCACCCCGATCATGGTGGTTGAGGTCTGCGGACCGGACGAGGTGCGCGACGTCGCGTTCTTCCGCATCCCTGACAACGGACTGCTGCGTTCCGCAGAAGGCGAACGCGCCGTCAAGCGCGCCCGGCTCGGCGCGGCCGCCCCGGCGCTGGCAAAAGCGCTCGAGGCGGCGCTCCTCGCCCTTCGCAGCTATCAGCAGGGCAACGGCTCGCCCGAGCTGGCCGAGGAGATCGTGGAATTCGGCGATCGGGTGATCGCCACGGCGCTCGGGCTGATCCCGGAGCAAACGTCAGGACAGGCCATCTCGGCCGAGAGGTCGAAGGCCGATGAGATGTGCCTCGACGTAAAATGCGGCTGGACCGGCCTGTGGACGCATCTGGTCCGGGAACGCTGCCCGATATGCGGCGGCGAAGCCCAGCCCATGATGCGCGTGCTCGGCGAGGGCGATGCCGATGTCTGAGAATGTGGCGGCAAACCAGCTGCGCCTTTTCATCGAGCGGATCGAGCGGCTCGAGGAAGAGAAGAAGGGCATGGCGGACGATATCCGCGATGTTTACGCCGAGGCGAAATCCCAAGGCTACGACGCGAAGACGATGCGCGCGATCGTGCGCCTGCGGAAGATGGAGAAGCACGCCCGGGACGAGGCAGAGACGCTGCTCGATACCTACAAAGCCGCGCTGGGGCTGGACTAATGAGCCGACGCGACACTCGCCCGGTCAGGAGCCCCATGCCGGCGCACCTCGTGCCGATATTCGATGAGGCGTCGGCCGAGATCCAACGCATCAGCGAGGCTGCGTTTGCTGCGGCCCTGGCTTCTGGTCCGCATCGCGATCAGGCAGAGCTGATCAACGACGCGCATTCGATTCAGGCGGAACTCGCAGCGGTGGCGTCGTCGGTCTTCCTGCTCCGACTCTGCGCCTGCCGCCCAATGTACGGGGCCGATGTCGTTTGGGCGATCGCCCGCCAGGACGTGATCCAGCGGATCGACCAGCAAGCTACGTTCGCCATCGCGGCGATCGCCGCACGCGGGGGCTTGCGATGACCGACATCGTCACCACGCCCACCAAGGAAAGCCAGTACGGTCGATCTTGGGCGGTCGATATAGCCGCTGTCGCCGAGGCCTCAAAGCTCGGCTCGGGCGCCACGATCGGCTGCTGGATCGTCGAGGCCCGCTGGGCGCATCCGCTTTGGCACTCCTACTATTTCACCCTGATTCATCTCAGGCCGGTGTCGGACTGTCCCGATCCGGTGGTCGCTCTGCCCGGTGCGACACACGAATTCGGCGTGTTCGCGATGAACCCCGAGATCGATCGCGAGCCTCAATTGCGCGATCGCCGCGCTGCGCTGCTCCATCCGGTGAACTTCGCCGCCCAGCTGATCGAGCCGTCGGATGATGCGGCGATTGCCCGCATCGAGGATGCTATCGACCGGGTCATTCGCGGGCTGCTGAACCCCGACACGGACGCCCTGCAGAGCTGGATCGCCCTGTTCGGCGATTCGCTGATCCGGCCGGAATATCGCGGACAATGACGTCGCATCCTGTCTCGATAGAATTGCTCGAGGAATTCCACCTCCTCGAGGTCGGCACGACGCGCAGCGGCAAGACGTACCTCCTGCGGGGGTTGCTTGAGCGGTTGTATCGCGCCGATCGGCGTGTCGCCGCGGTCGACAAGCTCGGCAACCATTGGGGGCTGACGCACTCGGCCGATGGCCAAAGGCCCGGGCTCGACTTCATCATTTTCGGCGGCCGCCACGCGCATCTGCCGATGACGCCGGCGGACGGCGCGTTCCTCGGCAGGATGCTGGTCGAGCGCAGCTTTCCCGCGATCTTCGATGTCAGCCAGTGGAAACCGCACGAACAGGAAAGCTGGGTGGCGGATTTCGCTGACGCCGTCTTCGAGCACAATTACGGTCGCGGCCCGCTCCATCTGTCATTCGACGAGGCGCAGTCATGGGCGCCACAGGGCGCCGGCGCGCTATCGACAGCTTCGATCCGTCGGCTGGCCGAGCAAGGCGCCGGCAACGGTATCCTGCTGATCCTGGCGGTCCAACGGCTTGCCCGCCTCGATATCACAGTGCGGAACCTCGCCCAGGCCGTGATCGCGTTGCGCCAGCCCGGCACGCAGGATCGGCGCGCGCTGCGCGATCTCGTCGAGGCCAGCCTGGATGATGCCAAGGCGTTCGACGCCGCGCTGCCCCAGCTCGGCACCGGTGAGGGGTTCCTTTGGACGCCGGGCTCCGGCGAGATCATCCGGGCGCGCTTCCCAACGAACACCACCTTCGATTCGAGCCGCACCCCCAAGCATGGTGACCTCGCGCCGGCGCCGATCGGCGCGATGTCGGCGATCGTCGAGGATCTGCGCGCCGCTTTGGGATCGCCAGAGGGCCCGGTGAAAGGATCTGCAGAGGTGCGGGTGGCAGAGCTCGAGCGCCAACTTTCATCGGTACGGGCGCAGCTCCAGCATGAGCAAGATCAGCGCAACGCGATAGTGATGATCGGGCAGCGGGCAACGGCAGCGCTATTCAAGGTTGTCGAAGTCGCGCTCGAAGAAGCGGATTGCGCCAACGGCAGCCTTCGCGAGCTGCTCGGAATTGAGAACTTGGCCGCTGGCGCTTCCGATCCCTCTGGCGTCCCCTCTCCGGGCGGCGAGGACGTGGCGGGCGAAGGCTTTGGTCAGCGATCGTCCGCCACGGACATTTCGAACCTGGCCGTGCACCCCCCTGGGCACGGCGAAGGCGCAGCGGGCGGGGAGGCCGTATTCTTCCCGCCCGCTGACAGCGACACACATTCCGAGGTCCCGGCAGTTGTTGCCGAGCCCGCGGTGGGCGGGCGATCTGAGGGGGTCTCTCCGCCCACCGCGCATACTCGCCGGCGATCGCCGACACAGCCCCCCGCCCGGCCCGCCATGGCCGAGCGCATCGTGGCAAAACTCATTGAAGTCGCGCCGGCGCGCCTTACCTGGCGGCAACTCGCGTCCCTCCTCGGATATTCGCCGGACGGCGGCTATTTTCGCGCAGGAAAACGGGCAGCGTTGGAAACCAGCGAAATCGTCGAAGACGGCGATTGCGTCCGCGCCGTCGTCCGCGGCCGCAAGCGCGCGCTCGATCGAGCAGGGGCCATCGACCTGTGGCGATCGGTCCTGCAGGATCCCGCGCCGCGGATTATCGACGCGCTCATCACCATGGGTGCCGGCACCAAAGCCGATCTTGCAACCTGGCTTGGCTACTCTTCATCCGGTGGCCATTTTCGCAAGGGCCTCGCGCTTCTGCGCCAGAACGGCGTCGCGATCGAGAGCGGCGACGTCGTGCGCCTCGCTGACCCACTACCGGGGCAGAGCGCATGAGCCGCGACGACCGCGACACAATCGTCAGCCGCGATGTGATAGCAGGCTGTTTCACCTGCCACGGCAGCGAAGCTCACTGGCGCGGTGCGCAGGCTCAAGGCACCGCCGCCCGGCATCACGATCTCACCGGCCATCCAACTTGGTGCGATGTGGCCATGTCTGTCCGCTACGGCCGCGCGCCGGCGAACGATGGGCAACTCGACATCGAGACGGCGATAGCCGCGGTGCCCGCATGAGCCTTCACCCGGCAATCGAACAAATGGTGCGCACATTTGCCCGCGGGCTTGCTGCGGCGGATGTTGCGCGCGCCACTACTGATTCCCGGAGCCCCGCATGCGCTGCGCCATCTACGCCCGTTTCTCAACCGACCTCCAAAATCCCAGATCGGCCGAGGACCAAGCGCGGATCTGCCGCGAGCGCGCAGAGCGCGAAGGCTGGACAGTCTTCGAAACCTACCTCGATCTCGCCATCTCGGGATCCAGCAACAGGCGACCCGGCATGACGCAGATGCTCGCGGATGCCGCGTCCGGCTGCTTCGACATCGTGATCGCTGAGGATCTCGACCGGATTTCCCGCGATCAGGAGGATATCGCCGGCATCTACAAAAGGTTTCGCTTCGCCGGCGTCCAGCTGTTCACCTTGAGCGACGGTCAGGTCAGCGAGATCCACATCGGCCTCAAGGGCACGATGAACGCGCTCGAGCTGCGCAAGATGGCCGACAAGATCCGCCGCGGCCAGAAGAGCGCGGTCGAGCGTGGAAAGATCTCCGGCGGTATCTGCTACGGCTACCGGGCGGCGCCGGTGCTGCACGAGGACGGCAGGCTTGAGCGCGGGCTGCGCGAGATCGTGCCGGAAGAAGCCGAAGTGGTCCGCAGGATCTACCGCGAGTTTCTCAACGATCGCAGCCCAAAGGCAATCGCGCACGGGCTCAATGCCGACCGCATCCCCTCGCCGATGGGCGGTGAGTGGCGCGCGCCGGCGATCACCGGCTCGCGCGGGCGGCTGATCGGCGTGCTTCGCAACCCGATCTACTCCGGGCGCTTCGCCTACAATCGCGTGCGCATGCTCACGGATCCGCAAAGCCGGAACCGCGTCTCGCGGCTCAATGATCGGGCTGACATCGTGTGGAACGACGTTCCCGAACTCGCGATCGTCGCCCCGGCCGACTGGCAGGCGGTCCAGGAGCGGATCGATGCCGCCGCCGAGCTCCCGCTTTACGTGCGCAGCAAGATCCGCCCGCGCCGATTGCTGTCCGGCCTGGTGAAGTGCGGTGAGTGCGGCGGAAATTACACGGTCATCGGCTCGGAGCGCTGGGGCTGCTCACGTCATCGCGAAGCGGGCACCTGCTCCAATGGACGTCGCATCGCCACGCACGAACTCGAGCAGCGCGTATTGGCCGGTCTGAAGCAAAAGCTGCTCTCGGCCGAGGCCGTGGATATCCTCGTGCGGCAATACCACACGGACCGGCAAGCGGAGCTGAAGCGGGTTGCGCGCACCAGGTCGGCGATCGATCTGCGTCTGCAGGCGGCCGAGGCGGCGATCAAACGGCTGGTGGCGGCGATCGCCGACGGCGCCGCGGGCTTTGCCGAGATCGAGCAGGTACTGCGGGAGAAGAAATCCGAGCGCGACGCGCTCAAGGCCGATCGTGAAGAGCTGGCAGCCGCCGCGGTGATCGCGCTCCACCCGCAAATCGCGGAAACCTATCGGGCGATGATTTCATCGCTCTCCCTGACAACGGGAAATGCAGAAGCTGACCACGACCTTGCGGTGCAAATCCGCGCGCTGGTGGACACGATCACGATTCGGCCAACCGAAAGGGGGCCGCTCGACATCGACGTTCTGGGATCGCTGCAGGCTGTCCTGGATATGGCAAACCACTCCCGGCCCGCTCCAAGGGGAACGGGCCGGGTGGTTGTGCTGGTAGCGGAGGAGGGACTTGAACCCCCGACACGCGGATTATGA